GGTGAAACCTGATTTTGTATCATGCGTTATATCTAGATCATTTTCCATTTGCCAAGCGTGAACATACTCATGCGCTAAGGTAGAAAACAAATCACGATCTGATTTTATTTCTGATGTAGCAAATCTAATTTTATGGTGGCATTTTTTACCTACCTTTTCGCCCTCATACATTCCCATGCACAAATCACCATCAAAGCGCAAAACCTTACATTTTGCAAAGTTAACCCTATGCTTCAATTTGAATTCATCTTGAAGCATAAGCTGGAACAATCTTGTTTTATCTGATCTAATCATTAGTCAACCTGAATATCTATAATCATACCATTGCGTACAATAAAGTACATTTCAACCAAACCCATAGAAACCCAAACGCAATCATTACCCTCACGGATAGAGTAGAGTCTATGGGGGTATTTTTTAGCTAAGTAGCTTTCAACAATTTCAAAATTTTTCATACGTTTATTATATCAGATAAAACAAGATAGGGGCAAAGCCCCTATTGATTACAAGGTCTTTTCAGCCTTGATAAAATCGGCAATCTTAGCCAATGCAGTTTTGTTAGCCTTAGTCAGGCTTTCGGTATCGGCTTCAGTCAAGCTCAACATTTCACCGATAAAATCAGCGTGAACATCTTTTTTAATCGGTGTCTCGCCTGATTTCGTTTTGTATGCTTTAGCAACATAAACCTTTTCACGGCTCAATTTTGCAACAACAGAACGAACAGTTTTGCCGAATGTCTCGGCAATTGTTTCAACTGTCATGCCAGCTTGATAGTCGGCAACCATGCGAGCAGTTTGCTCTGGGGTGTAGTTAACTGTTTTCATTTTCATTTCCTTAAAATTAAATTATATCACAAAGGCTTCATCATTGCAAGCCATACCCATAATGGTGAAAAGGTTATTGCAACAAACAAAATTGCTTGCAAAATTTCTGTTATCAATTTCATGTTGGTTTCCCTTGTCATCATGTTTTCAATTATAGATAGTTGAGATTTTTTGTCAATAGATAAATAAATTATTTACTAGGTGTTTACCCCTATTGACTAGGGGCGGTTATTAGACTATAAAACCCTATACGCCTAAGGGCCCTCCCACACGGCCTATCTAAGGAAAATTTCCAAACTGCCTTGGGTGCCAAAATCCACACTTGCTTAAATTGCCCTAAACTGTTATAATTGACCCTAAAGGATAATACCATGACAACTCACCTACCTGCCGAAACCGTACGTATCTCTCCGGAAGCACTGGAAGTAGCAAATGCTTACCTCCAGCTTAATGACGCCCGTGCAGTAGCCCAAGAACTAGATCTAGACCCTGAAGTGGTAACCAACCTGCTAGCGCGCCGTGAGGTCAAAACTTATATTGACTCAGTTTTCTTTGATAGTGGCTACAACAATAGATTCTTGATGCGACGTGCCATGGATGCGTTAATCAAACAAAAGTTTAGTGAACTTGAAGAATCACAAACTGGGTCTACCAAAGATATTGCGGAGCTACTCCAAATGTCACACAAAATGTCAATGGATTTACTAGACCGTGAAATCGCACTAGAAAAAGCACGCATGACCACTGCACCGCAAAAGCAGGTAAACGTACAAATCAACGAAGGTCTAGACGGATCAAAGTATTCGCAGCTAGTGCAACGTTTGATTACAGGCGAAGGTGTGTAATGGCACATTATCGCGCAATCTTTATCTCAGATGTACACTTGGGCACGCGTGATTCACAAGCTGAAAAGTTGTGCGACTTCTTAAAATCAAATACTTGCGAAACTCTATACTTAGTAGGCGATATATTAGATATATGGAAGATTCAGCAAAACCGCTGGCGTTGGCAGCAGTCGCATACTAATGTAGTGCGTCGTGTACTAACGTATGCCAAACGTGGTACCAGAGTCATATACATAGCAGGCAATCACGATGAATTTTTACGCCCACTAATGCCTTATGACATTGGATTTGGAAATATTGAAATTGCCAATCAAGCTACTCACACAGGCGTTGATGGTCACCGTTACCTAGTAACACACGGCGATTTATTTGATGGAATTACTAGCCTAGCGCCTTGGCTAAGCTTCCTAGGCGACAAAGCCTATGATTTTGTACTTGGCTTAAACACCAGGTTTAATTGGCTGCGGCATAAAATGGGTTTTGGATACTGGAGCTTATCCCAGTATTTAAAATCTCGCGTTAAATCGGCTGTTGACTTTGTGTTTAAATTTGAGCAAAATTTAGTAGCCTACTGCAAAAAACGTGGTTTTGATGGTGTGATATGTGGACATATACATCATGCAGAAATTAAAATTGTGGATGGTGTAACATACATGAACGATGGTGACTGGGTTGAGTCATGCACAGCACTTGTAGAACACTTAGATGGTCGTTGGGAGATAATAACATGGACAAAAAACAATGAGCTCACTCAGCAGTAAAATTACCATTGTAGTACCTTGTAAAAACGAAGAAAACTATATTCAACATTTGTTACAAGCGTTACGAGATCAACAAATTGGTGCTACTAAGATTATTATTGCCGATTGCAGTACGGATTCAACCAGACAAGTTATCCGTGATAATAGTCGTGGATTAAACGTCAAAGTAATTGAGGGTGGGCCCGTTTCAGTAGCAAAAAACCGTGGTGCGCGACTAGTAAAAACTCCTTATATACTATTTATTGATAGTGATGTACGATTCTTTTCAAACACAGTTATTCAGGATGCAGTCGACGTATTAGAAGCCAAAGACCTAGATCTTGTTGGATTAAATGCCCGGTGCTATGACGGTGATGTACGAGCACAAATTGGTTTCACAATCTTTAACGCAGTAAACAACATACTAAAATACTTTAGTCCATTTGCAGTCGGTGCATTTATGTTAACGCGCCGTGACAGGTTTGAAGAGTATGGCGGATTTCCAGAACAGTATGCAACCAGCGAAGATTACTTTTTATCTCGCAAGTACAGTACCAAAAAGTTTAGATTATTAAATCACTACTTTGGACAGGATTCACGCCGATTTAAGAAGATGGGTTATTTTGGTATGACCAAATACTTAATCAAAAATTTCTGGAACAGAAACAATAAAACTCACTGGGACAAACTAGATTCCAGCAAATATTGGAATTAAAATGCTTGTAGTCTCACGACCCGAAGTTAACGTAGATGCTGTACAAGAGTTCGACCCTCAACAGCGATTTATTAAGCTACCTATCACAAATTATCTCAAGCTACTCAATGTCTGGGATACAATCAATCGCCCACAGGTTGCACTCATAAACGCAGTCAACGATCCTAAATACAGATTTATCTGTGCTGCACTAGCACGACGTCTAGGCAAAACTTACATAGCCAATATTATTGGTCAATTAGTAACACTTGTTCCTGGCAGCAATGTTTTAATCATTTCCCCTAACTATAACCTTAGTTCCATATCATTTGAACTCCAACGCAAACTCATCAAACACTTCGACCTCGAAGTGGCTCGCGACAATCTCCAAGACAAAATTATCGAACTCAGCAACGGTTCTACCATTCGTATGGGTTCTCTTGGTACCGTTGATAGTACTGTTGGTCGATCGTATGACTTAATCATATTTGACGAAGCTGCACTAGGTGAAGGCGGCGAAGCTGCCTTTAATGTTGCCCTACGACCTACACTGGACAAGCCACAAGCCAAAGCCATTTTTATTTCAACCCCACGTGGTCGTAACAACTGGTTTAGTCAATTTTATAATCGTGGATTTGATGACAATTTCCCCGAGTGGATTAGCTTACAAGCTGATTACACCGAAAATACTCGAATGGCTGAATCGGATGTTGCCGAAGCGCGACGTTCTATGTCAAAAGCCGAATTTGAACAAGAATACCTGGCCTCATTTACTGTGTTTGAGGGTCAGATTTATGCATTAAAAGAAGATGATATTTGTGAAATTCCTGAAGACCTCAAAGGTGAGGCGTTTGCTGGGTGCGACCCTGGCTACCGAGATGCTACTGCTTATTGTGCTATCGTATACGATTGGAACCGCGATTGCTTTTTTATTGTCGACGAATACTTAAAGTCCGAGCAAACCACTGAGCAGCATGCAGCTGCATTTACTGAAATGAATCAAAAGCATGGTGTTGAAGTAACTTTTATTGATAGTGCGGCTGCACAGTTTGCTAGTGACCTTGCCTACTTATACAACATTTCAACCACCAAAGCCAAAAAAGATGTCTTACCCGGCATTGCGTATGTGCAGACTTTGTTACAACAAGGTCGACTAAAGGTTGCCCCGCATTGTACGAATGTACGATCTATGTTTGACCAGTATCGCTGGGATCAACGTGAGGGGCTCCAACGTGAACGCCCATTGCATGACCAATATAGTCACATGGCTGATGCCGTCCGGTATGCGCTGTACACCTATACTGTTTAATGCCACAAAAAATTTTAACATTGACTTTTTGTTGCTGTTCTGCTATAATACTAGGTAATTGTGGTGCATTTTGTCCCACTTGGAGATAAAAATGGATAAAACAGAATATGAAGCAATGCTTAAATCGGCGTTTGCCAGTGAGTTTAGCTTCTTTTTGAAAGCCGCCAATTTTCACTGGAATGTTGAAGGCAGTTTGTTCCCACAGTATCATGAACTGTTTGGTAACATTTATGCTGAAGTATATGGTTCGATTGATACATTTGCTGAAGAGCTACGTGCACTGCGTATTTACGCACCTGCTGCTTTTGAAACACTTGATGATATTTCACAAGTTGAGTGTCAACTAGAAGTACCCAACGGCATGCAAATGACCCAAGAACTTTTAGCAGATTCAGATCTAATGTGTGAGATGTTTCGCGCTGCGTACGTTGCAGCTGAAGATTTGGGTGATTACGGCTTAGCAAATTTCTTGGCTGATCGTCAAAACGCTCATCGCAAGCATTCATGGATGTTACGTTCAACGCTAAAATAATGGCAAAAAACACAAACAAGCGAATTCCTGTAAAGTGGGTTCGTGATAGGGCTAAAGCAGCCTATGAAAAGAAATCGGAGTGTCATATCTGCAGTACTACTGTGGATTTAGAACTCCATCACCTACATTCAGTTACTATACTCTTAGATAAATGGGCTGAAGCTAAAGGTTATGATATTTCAACGGATGAAGGCATTGTTGCTGTGCGAGACGAGTTTATCGACGAGCATCGTGTGGAGTTATATGACCAAGTTTACACCCTTTGTAATCGGCATCATGTAGCGCTGCATAGTGTTTATGGTAAAGCTCCTAGGCCTGGTAGCGAACCCAAACAAGCTCACTGGATTGAAAGCCAGCGGGCTAAACATTCTGGCGAAACAGTTATTCCCAAAAAGAGCTTTGGTAGTTTTTTCTCAGAGTTCACTTAAGGGAAAACTATGTCAAGATTTACAGATTGGATTGTTGAAAAACTTAATCCAGCACAAGCGCGTATTGCACAAGAAGCAGGTACGCAGGTTGGTTCGCAAGCTAAGATAACTTATAAGCAAGCGTTTCAAAAGTTAGAGTCAGTTAATCGTTCAGTTAGTATGCTTGTTACAGCAGCTAGCTCACTAGATTATGACGTAAAAGATAAAATTAATGATGGTATTGTTGCTGGAGTTCGTCAAAAGTCGCTGAACACGCTACTTAACTTTCGCCCTAACCCATACCAATCATCACAAGAATTTCGTCAAGCTATTTTTACAGATTTGATACTAGAAGGTAACGTATTCATACACTTTGATGGTGTATTTATGTATCATCTGCCAGCACAAAATGTCGAAATTTTAACAGACACCAAAACATTTATCCGTGGTTATCGCTACAACGGAATGGTTGAATTTAAAGAGTCGGAAGTCTTTTTCTTCCGTGATTTGAACTCGCAAAGTATATATCGCGGCGCTTCGCGCCTTGAAGCAGCCCAACGTTCCATTGCTACGCTGTACGCAATGAAAGATTTTCAAGAGAACTTCTTTGACAATGGAGCTGTGTTTGGTTTAGTTTTAACTTCAGAAAACACACTTTCACAAGTTGCAAAAGAAAAAACAATTCAATACTGGTTACAAAAATATTCAACTAAACAAGGCGGAAAGCGTCCAGTAATTTTGGATAGTGGATTAAAGCCTGCACAAGTATCAAATCAAAACTTCAAAGACATGGATTTTGATCAATCGATTAAAACTCACAACGAATTAATTATGCAATGTATAGGTATTCCACCTATTTTGTTGGCCGGTGGAAATAACGCAAATATTTCACCTAATTTACGCTTATTCTATTTAGAAACAGTTATGCCAGTTGTTCGTAAGTTTACATCAAGCCTAGAACGATACTTTGGATATGATATTGAAGCAATTACTGCTTCTGTGTCAGCACTACAACCAGAATTAAAAGATATTGCTGCTTATCATTCGACACTAGTCAATGCAGGCATCATTACAGCTAATGAAGCAAGAAAAGAATTACGTTATGAGCCAATTGATGGACATGACGAAATAAGAATACCCGCCAACATTGCGGGTTCGGCTGCTGATCCGTCGAAAGGTGGTAGGCCCACAGATAATCAGCAATAAAGGGGTAATATGGTAGACAAAAGTAAAGTACTGTTTTTAAACAGTTCATTTATCAAGAATACTACCTCCGACGGAAAAACAGCCAGTATAACAATTGAAGGGTATGCAAGTACTACGGATATTGATAGACAGGGCGATGTTGTTCCTGCAAGCGTATGGGAAAAAGGTATTCAGAATTACTTGAAAAATCCAGTAATTTTAGCATACCATGACCATAGCGAGCCAGTTGGTAGGATGGTAGAACATAAAATTGACGGCAAAGGATTGTGGATTAAAGCCAGAATTTCTTCAGCAGCCAGTGAGGTGTTCAATCTTGTAAAAGACGGCGTTTTAACGGCGTTTAGTATCGGATTTCGAATCGTAGATGCGGAGTACAACTCAGCTGCAGAGCTGTTTGTGGTAAAGGAATTGGAACTACATGAAATTTCAGTAGTATCAGTGCCAGCTAATCAAAATACACTATTTAGTCTTTCTAAGGCGTTTGATACAGCCGAAGAATTTAAATCTTTCAAAATGCAGTTTGCACCCAACAGCGAGTCAGCTAAAGGGCTAGAATCCTCAACGGAAGCAAGCAGCGAAGTCAAAAAGGAAATGGAAATGGATCCAAAACAATTAGAACAAATGTTAGCTGATGCAGCTAGCAAAGCGGCTGAGCAAACTGCAAAAGCCATCGCCGATACACAGGCAAAAGCATTAGCTGAAAAAGCTGCTGCTGACAAAGCTGAGGCCGAATTAGATGCACGCGTTAAAGCCGCTGTTGCCTCTATCTCTACTGGTGACACAGGTGCTGAGCGCTTGTTGGCCGAAGTTGAGAAGCGTTTGGAAAAAGCTGAAGAGTCAAGCAAATCAGTTATCGCTGGTTTAGAAGCTTCTTTGAAAGAAAAAGCTGCTGAAATCGAAGCAATCACAAAATCTAAAATGTCTTTCCAAGAAGCCAAAGACGGTATGTCTTATGCTGACAAAGAAAAGGCAGTTTTATTGTCTAAAATGGCTGGTAAGTCATTGGAAGGCACAAAAACTGGTCGCGATTTAGTACAAAAATACGGTGCTCACGTGCCTTCAGCTACATGGGAACTCGAAGTTTCTTTGAATCTTGAGTCTGAGGTTCGTCGTCGTTTGGTTGTTGCACCTATTTTCCGCAACATTGCTATGCAAACCAACGTGATGACAATCCCAGTGAACCCAGAAGCAGGTACTGCAACTTGGGTTACTAACGCTGAGTTTGGCGCTGTTCCTGGTTCGCTTGGTGCTGCTGGTGCTTCTGCTGGTGCTTCTGCTACACACGCGCTCAAAGAAATCACTTTGAATGCTTATAAACTTGCTACAAACGAGTATACAGCATACGAAGAAGAAGAAGACGCATTGTTGGCTTTGATGCCAATCATCCGTGATGGTATGATTCGTCGTGTTGCTCGCGCTGTTGACAAGGCTTTCTTGTTAGGTGCAGGTTCGGGTTCTGATCCTGTTAAAGGATTAGCAAACTGGGCTACTAACACCACTGCTACTGGTAACACCGTTGCTGCTGGTATGACAGTTGCTAAAATGCGCACATTGCGTCAAGGTTTGGGTGCCTGGGGTCTCGATCCACAAGAAGTAGTTTATATCGTTAATACCGATGTTTATTACCAGTTGCTCGAAGACACAGTGTTCCAAACAATGAACCAAGTTGGTACACAAGCTACATTGCTGACCGGTCAAATCGGTCAAATCGGTGGTAGCCCAGTATTGGTTTCTGCAGAATTCGCCTCACCAGGTACTGGTATTGCTGGCGCAGTTTGCTTGAACCCAGGCAACTTTATCGTTGGTAACCAGCGCGGTCTCCGCATTGATACCCAAGAATTGGTTGAGACACAGCGTCGCGTTATGGTGGCTAGCCTCCGTACCGGTATGACACGTGTTACTACTAATTTAGGTAACGCTGTTACAGCACACAAGTACACAGCATCCTAATCAGATAGTGTAATTGTTAACAAGACCCTTCGGGGTCTTGTTTTATAAAGGTATTTTTGTGCCTTTATAAAACAAGTGAGGTATTTATGGCAATAGATTTAGTAACAAAAGCTGAATACAAAACTTACATGGGAATTACCAGTGCAAATTCAGACACAGAAATTGATTTTCTAATTCCTAAAGTTAGCGATTTAGTAAAATCATACTGCCGTCGTACTTTTGTTGATTACTACTCAAACATTAAAGTTGAAGTGTACGATGGTGGATTTAAAGAACTCTTATTAAAAGAAACTCCCATAGTGAGTATTTCGTCAGTGCAATATAGTAGTGATTATGGTAAAACATACACAGCTTTAACAAAGTTTGAAGACTGGGTGCAAAAAGAAGACTCTATTGTAAGTTTAAGCCCGTATGGTTTTACAGAAGCAATCAACGGATACAGAGTAAATTATTTTGCAGGTTACGATACAGTACCCGGCGATTTACGTTTAGCTGTATTAGATTTAATAGAATATTACTCACGTAATAACGGTGCAGTACATAGTAGTCGTGATTTAAATCCAAATACTACCCAAATTAACTATGTTAACTCAACTAATCTACCCGCACCAATTAAACGTGTTTTAGACCAATACGTGGCGGACTTTACATGAGCATAGCAGAGTTTAGCAAAACCATACAAAGTCAAGTTTATAAAACTTGGCTAGATAAACTAGATAAGAATATTATATCTAACTCAGCAAAAAGTTTACGAGCAAGCCAGCAGGTAGCCAGTAAAACTGACTTCTATCTTACAAAAGATACTGTAATGAATATGTATAAAACTATTACAGGTAAAAAGATGGATAGTACAGAAGCTGACGTTTTGCTGTACTCATTAGCACAAGGTGGTGGTGGCACCGTACAAGGTACATTTACTACAATTGGCGGAAGCAAAGCAGTAATGTTTAAATCGATAGGTTTCGACACTATTAGCACACGATTAGTAGATGTTTTTGAAGATGATTATCTAGTACAAGAAGCGTATCGTAAAGCCGAAGAAAACTATATTAACGGACAGCTTTCAGAGCTTAACAAACGTACAGATTTAAAAGGTAAAGCTAAACAAACAGAAATAGATAAGATTGAAGCTGAGGGCAAACGACGAGCTTCTTTTGGATATTATTTCAATAAAGGGCACGTTATAGGTGTTGCTACAAATTTAACAAAAGAATTTCGTAATAACCTAGACAAAGCGGATGACTTATCTCGAAAAGAACGAGATGCTTTAGTAAAAGTATTAGATCAGTACATTGCTAAATTAGAAGCAGACGATTTAACTACAGCCAATTTACCTGATGCTGTAAATCAAGAATTATACGCAGGATATATAAAATCTAGCAGTAAGTATTTAGTAGAAATACAGTGCGCCGTTAAAAATCAAGGCTCAGGACGTGAACAAGCCTCACCAGTACTTGATGAGCTAAGAAAAATATTTTCAGTTAATAGTAGTGACATAACAGATATTTTAACCAAATCCCCTGCACTAGGGCAAGCTTTAATAACTACTAAAGGTTCTCCTAGTTTTAAAGACTTGATTGCAAAAGACATGGCAGATATTATTGCCAAAGGTAAAAAAAGTCCTAAAGAATATAAACAGGCACCTAAACTTATTGGTAAAAAAACCACCGAAGTTAAAAAACCAAAAAGCAATAAGAACAAAATACAGACTCTTAAAAATTTAAAGAGTAAAGTAAAAGCAACAAAGCCAGATCCTAATAAAATTAAAGAAATACCAGAATCTAGTGTTAATTTGTCACAACTATTAGTTTTAATAAACTCACAGTTACAAGATGTAATTAGTGCTAATATGGGTGATGGTAATAGTCGCAATGTTTTAAATTATAGAACAGGGAGATTTGCTAGTACTGTTAAAGTAGAAGAATTAAGTGAAAGTAAGCAAGGAATGATTTCAGCTTTTTATTCTTATATGAAAAATCCTTACGCAACATTTAGTACTGGTGGCAGACAATCTACTCCAAAAAGTAGAGATCCCAAACTACTTATCTCTAAATCAATTAGAGAAATCGCACAACAAGTAGTAAGCAATAATTTAAGGGCAATAGCACTATGACAAAAAGAATTAGTATTGTAACAGCCCTGGCTGAAAAATTTAAAGTAATAGATGGTACAGGTAGTTATAAGACTGATTTAAATGACAATAGCTATCCTAAACTTAAATTCTGGGATGAAGTAACAGATTTCCCTTGTGTGTACCTTACTGCAGGCTCAGAGATACGAGACTACATGCCCAGTGCTTTTACCTGGGGATTATTAAATATTAGCGTTAAAGTATATGTTCGCAGCGAAAGCGAAGCACAGGAACAACTAGAGAATCTACTTGATGATTTAGAAAAAGTAATTGACGCTAACCGTGTATTAGTATATGATACTACTAGTAACCTTTCAACTACTGAAATATTAATTCAGTCTATAACTACTGACGAAGGGCTATTAGCTCCTTATGGTGTCGGTGAAATCAATCTACAAGTGCGCTACGCATTAGTATAACTCGGATCTATACAAGCATAACAACAGATAAATATCTAGTAATAGTGCTTAGAATATTTCCAAAAATCATAAAGGAAAGAGTATGGCATTAAATTTAATTCGTAATAGTCGAGTTTTTTATACAACTAATTTGACAGTTACAGGCGCTGTAGCCGCAACCGGATTCACTACCGCAAACACACAAGAGCTCCAAGTTCAAGACGGATTCTCTTTTTCACAAAACACAGGTCAAGAAACTGTTACTGTAAATGAATCAGGTGCTGCACCTGTTCGTGGTCAGCGTAGTTTCAATACTTCATTAGAGCCAGTAGACTGGAGTTTTGCTACTTATATTCGTCCTAAGTTTGAAGAAGGTGCTACAAGTGCTCCTGCTCTTGACTCTGATGATTATATTAACGCAGAAGAAGCTGTTCTTTGGAACTCTTTATCGGGTACTGCCGCAATTGGTTCCGCTGGAGCCGGTTGGACAAAAACTTTAGGACCTACAACTCCTTATTCTACAGTAGCATTTACTAACTCTAACGCTCACCAATTATTAGCTTTTGGATTGATTATTCGTTTTGAAGACGTAACTTATGTTATCGATAATTGCGCTATTGATAGTGCTACTATTGACTTTGGGTTAGATGCTATTGCTTCTATTGCCTGGGCCGGTAAAGGTACTACAATGCGTCAAGTTGCTACCGCTGTAACATTGGCTGATGCGTCTGGTACTACTACTTTGACCGGTGGTTTAGCTGGTACTGCAAAAACAAAAGATACCACTGCTGCTTATATCGCTAACAAACTGTCAACAATGACATTAGCTTCTTTAGCTTTTGGCGGATTAAGTGCTAAGTCTTATACGCTTGCTTTAACAGGCGGTAACTTAACTATTAGCAATAATTTAACATATTTAACACCTGCTAATTTGGGTGTTGTTAATCAGCCAATTACCTACTTCACAGGTACGCGTGCTATTACTGGCAGCGTAAATGCTTACTTAAAAACTGGAACTAACGAAACATCGACATTGTTGAAAGATATGTTGGCAGCTAGCTCTTCAAGTACTGAAAATAAGTTTGCAACAGAGATTTCACTTGGTGGAGCAGCTAACACAAATAAAGTTGTATTCACTATTGCAACAGCTCAGTTGACAATTCCAGCTATTAATTCTGAACAAATTATTGCTACTTCTATTAATTTAACTGCTCAAGGTGCTACCTCTGGTGCATATGACCTTGAAGCTAAGAACGAATTAGAAGTTAAATACTACGCAACTAATACAACAGTATAAGTTGCATTTTCATAGAGACTGGGTTGATCTCCAGTCTCTCTTTTTAATCTTATTATATAATGACTACAACTACTCTCTCTTTAAAAACACTGTTAGTTCCTTCTAAATCAGTACAGGTAGAATATCCTGGTATGCCTGGTTTTATGGTTGACTTGGCATTTTTATCACGCGAAACATTGTTAAATATTCGTAAAAAGTCTACAAAGACTAGTTTTAAAAATCGTCAAGCATCTGAAGAATTTAATGAAGATTTATTTTTACAACTATATGTTGAAAATGCTGTTAAAGGATGGTCAGGCTTAAAGCTGAGCTATTTAGAACAGTTAGCACCAGTAGAGTTATCTGGCAAAGATATGGATGCTGAATTAGGATATACTGCTGAAAATGCACTATACTTAATGAAAAATTCCAGTAACTTTGATGCTTTTATTAGTGAACAGGTTATGGACTTGGGAAACTTTTCGACGACCAACTCCAGCAAGTAAATCTGCAGTTGGTCAATTACATTCAAAATATGAGTGTGTCAATGACCAAAGACGCATATTTTGAAATGTGTGAAGCATTAGGCAGCGAACCTATAGAATCTGAAATTCCGGTTGAGTTTGATGACTTCCCGTTTGAAGTTCAACAAGCATTTAATGCTTATAGGATGTTAAGAGATGAGTGGGACACAATGAGTGGTTCTTACTTAGGAAAATCTCTTATAGGTATTAAAGATGTTTTGGAAGCAACAGAAGTTGATCCGTCAGAGCAGAAGTTTATTATTATGCTAATACGTATAATAGATAATATTAGATCAGACGAAATCAATAATAAGAAAAAGATGCAAGAGCCCGCTAGCTAAAAATTAGCGGGCTTTTTTGCGTTAAAAATTTTTTGGTTTGACAAGAGCGTGGTTGCATGTTATAATGTACTCTAGTTAAATTATCAAAAAATTTTGGTAATATCCGACAGGAGCATATATGGCCAATGATAAAATTGTTTTAGAGTTTGCGTTAAAAGACGTAGGCGACTCTATCGATAACAGTAATAAGAATGCAAAAGCGCTTAAAGCTACACTAGACTCTATTCAGAAAATGTCTGATAGTCCTGGAAGTAAAGGTAAAGCAGCCGCATTTGGCGGAGCAATGGGTAACACAGGCTACGATGTAGCTAGGGGTATTACAGGCCAAACTGGTGCTTCTGGCCGAGACTTTGCAAATCAAGCTCGTGGGCTTGATGGGTTAGTACGTTTATATGCCACTTATGCTGCTAATCTATTTGCAGTAAGCGCAGCTTTCCGTGCATTGAGTGATGCAATGGATACTACTAATATGATTCAAGGTATGAATCAGTTAGGTGCTCAAAGTGGCCTGGCATTAGGAACTCTTGCAAAGAATTTTGCCGCAACTACTGATGGTGCAATTAGTATGCGTGAAGCTATGGAAGCAACTGTTAAAGGTACTACGGCTGGTTTAAGCGGTAAACAGTTGATGCAATTAGGTACTGTTGCAAATAGTGCATCAAAAGCCCTAGGCGTTAATATGTCGGACGCAGTTAGTCGTTTAACTCGCGGTATTACAAAACTAGAGCCTGAGTTGTTAGACGAACTTGGTATTTTTACCAAAGTTGGTAAAGCTACAGAAGACTATGCACGAAGCATAGGTAAAACAGAGGCTCAATTAACAGATTTTGAAAAACGCCAGGCATTTGCTAACGCAGTTTTAAAAGAAGGCTCAGATAAATTTGGAGCAATTAGTTTACAAGCTAATCCGTACGATAAGTTAACTGCAAGTTTAAAAGACTTAGCTCAGAATGGTTTAGAAAAAGTAAATAAACTTTTAGTACCATTAATTTCTGGATTAGCTAGTAGCCCTACGGCTCTTACTGCGGCAATTGCATATTTAGGTGCTACTATTGTTAAACAAGCACTCCCCGCTATTGGACAGTATAAAGAGGCTTTAAAGCAAGGTGCAGAACAAGCACAAACAGGTTCTTTACAACGTGCACAGATGGCAAAAGATGCCTATGAGGCCAGTAAGTCTAAGAAAGAAAGTGAACTAGATAAAGCCGCAGAGGCAGCAAAACAAGCTAAGATTGCAGCGGCCGGCGATTTAGCAGCTGTGCGAGATAGTGGTTTTGCTAAAAACTCACAGGCATACAAGACTATGCTTAAAGATGCTGACAAAGTTACACAAGCAGAACTTGACCATCTTAAAAAGCTGCAAGATCAATATAAAAACATGGGCAAGATGGATGTAGCTCAACGATATGAGAACGCCATTGCAAAAATTCAAGCTAGCGCTTTAGCTGAAAAAGCATATACAAAAGCAGTTGAAGAAACTAATAAAGTTTTACACAGTCAAGGAACTATTTGGACGGCTCTGGGCAGATCTCAAATAATGGCTAAACGTGCTCAAGATATTGCTACGCAAAAAACTTTAGTAAGTAATGCTGGAGTAAACACAGAAACAATCGGACCATTAGCAGCATTTAGTCAACTAAACAAAGATATTAACAAATCTGATCTTGGGCCTATTCGTGCCCAATGGACTAGACTTACTGGCGCAATTACAATAGCTACTACCGCCGCTATTGGTTTTGTAACAGCTACACAAACCTATATAATGATAGCCCTAGCTATTGTAGGTGCATTTAAGTTATTAGATACGTGGATTAGTAAAAATAAAGAACAACTTGACAAGTTTAATGCTGCTATTGATACTAATACCACTGCACTAAAAACTTATGATGATACTTTAGAAGCTATTAAAAAGAAAGATGCTTCAAAAATATTTGGTTCAGACAATCTTACTGCACAAGCAAATGCAGTGCTAGGACTTAACGATGCACTTACTGGATTGCGTGAGACTTATGAAAAGTTAGTAAAAGTAACCGAATCTAGTGCTTGGGATAAGTTTATTAATGCTTTTTCTAAAGGACTTGGTTACGACAATGAAACTAAGTTTGGACAAGCTGCTGCTGCTAATATCAGTAAGCAAGTTGCTTCAATGACAAATCGTGAAGATAGAAATAGCGCAAAAGATGTAGTAAATAAAGCACTTGGTACAGCACCAGGTAGTGGAGAATTACACTGGGCATATGCTATAGCTGAAAAAGGCCCTGGAGCCGTAAAAGCTATAAAAAGTATTGAAGACGCACTTAAAAAGTTTGGTACAGAGGCCGCTAATGCGGCAAGCAGAAGTAAAGAATTTGATGATGCATTAAAACAAGTTAGGTTAAGCTTTAGAGATTTTATTAACTCAGTAGTTGATAAGTCTCCTATGACAAAGCTAGGTAATGACCTAATAACCGTTGGTGTAAAAATGTCAGGAGCATTAAAGGATCCTGCTAATAGTATTGCCAACATGATTGAGCTATTAAAAGATACTACAAGCTTAGGTATTTTTAATCCCAGCAGCATTGTTCAATTACAAAAATTACAACCAGTATTAGAACAGTTAAACAATAAACAAGGCGAACTTAAAAAGAACTTAGCAGAAGCAGTACAAAACGAAGCTAAACTTAAATTATCGGCAGATACGGAAAAGAATAAGCGGGGCCCTTTCCGCGATGAGAACGCTATAATTATTGCAAATTCAAAGTTAGCCATAGAGCGTATGAATATTGCTAGACTTGAGCGAGAAACAGCTAAAGTTAACAGCCAGATTGTAAAAGTAATGGAGAATCCAGTATTTGCAGATTTAAACTTTCAAGCATTTGAAAAAGGTGCAAATTTAGTACAACAAAGTATTAAAAATGGTTTTGCACAAGCTGACATAGACTTGAAAAAAGGTATACTAGGCTCAATTAGTGGAATCATACCAGGTACTGCTGCGCTTGAAGGTAGCGCTAATGCTCGAAGCATTGGATTACAACAGCAGTTATTAAATGTACAGCGTGATATGATTAGAGCCAGTACTATGGCAATGGCTGCACAAAATGCAAATACTAATGCCGTTGAATTAAATACTTTAGCTCAACAAATTTTAGCAAATCCAAATGCTAGCGCTAAGGAAAAATCTGATTTTGCTGGTAAGATGAATTCTCTTACTGCCATGAAAGAACTTAATACAGAGTTCCAAGGATTACAAGGCGGAAAAGATACTAGTAAATTCATTAATAATGCAGTAAAAGCTATGAAAGAATTTGGAGCACAACGCCCTGAATTCAATGCACAAGTACAGGCAATGATAACTGAAGCACAAAAATTTGCCGGTGTTAATGTTGAAGCTGCGAAATTAAATAAAGATAAATTGCTTAACAGTTTGAACACTGAACTTAAACGTTTAGATGAGCAAAAAGCTATTCAACAATCTAATATGTCAGTAAAGAAAAGTGATGTTGAATTAGATAATCAAAGATTGTCATTGTTATCTTCACAAAATGGATTCTTAACACAAGAACAGCTTATATTACAAAAAGGCTATCAAGATACTTTAGCAAAACAAGACTTACAGTCTTCATTACTAGATATTAGTAATGATAGATTAAAAGTACAAAAAGCTATAGCAATGTATGAGGGTATGGGTAAGTTAGACGCTCAAGAAACAAAAGACTTAGAGACATTAAAGCAAGGTCAAGTAGTACTTACCAATAAAGAAAAAGTTGCTAACTTAAGGTTAACTGGCCAGTTAGAGCAAAATGGTGTTAATCTATTACTAGCCCAAAATAAACTAATAGCAGATCAAGAAGCTAAACGTTTAAATATACTATCAATTACTCAAGAAGCTAATAACCTTACAGCTAACACTAGTTTAGAACTAGCTAAAATGCAGTTAGATTATGAGATCAAAGATCTTGCATTAAATGACCAACAAATAGCTAATAGAAAGTATGATTTAGATCTGGGTGCTCTGCGTATTGAACAAACACAGAAATTAGCTGCAATAGATCTTAAATATCTTCAAGATAAAAATAGATTGCAACAAGCAATAAATAATGCAACCCCCGGAAGTCAGGCAGCAAAAGATGCTCAAGATGAGCTGAATGCTATTACAGCTAGAAAAGATGTTGAGATCGGTACTATTAATCAAATATCAGAAGCCAAGAAAAGAGCTTTAGATCAAGACGCACAGTATACTGAGCGCCAAAAAGCTTATGGACAAGTATTTGAAGATACTTTTAAAGGTATGACTGATGCTATTATCGAGTTTACTAAAACTGGTAAATTAAACTTCAAAGGTTTAATCGATAGCATGATTGAGGGTTTAATTCGCTACGAAATGCAACAGCAAATGATGCAAGCTTATGCCGCTGCTAGACCTGGTTTAATGAATCTTATTGGAAGTGCGTTTGGTTTCAACTCAACCGCTTTAACTAATAAACTTGTTAATTCCGGAGGACCCTCGTTACCAGGGTTTAGTCTCGAAGCAAAAGGCGGAGTATACGATACAGGGCTTAAAACTTTTGCCCAAGGCGGAATGTTTACAAATTCAGTCGTAACTGAGCCAACTATGTTTAAGTTTGCCAAAGGTACTGGATTAATGGGTGAAGCAGGGCCCGAAGCCATTATGCCCCTAAAGCGTGATAGTAATGGTAATCTTGGAGTCAGATCAGGCGGCAATGGTGGTAACGTAGATGTAGTTGTTAACAACTATGGAAATGAAAAAGCTACTACCAAGGAAACTACTGATTCACGTGGTAATCGTAGAATTGAAGTAATCGTGGGAGACATGGTTGCTAGTGAGCTTTCAAGACCTGGGAGTTCCGTACAACAATCCCTAGCAAGCAACTACGGCAATAGACCAACAGTTGCAAGGAGATAATTATGGCAATACCAAGTTGGCCTTCAGCCTTACCACAATCACCTCAAAAAGGTTTTTCAGAATCCATTGGGCAGAATATCATACGTTCTGCAATGGATGCTGGACCTGCAAAAATGAGAAACAGAGGAAAGCGTCCTAATACAATGGACCTTTCCTTTATTTTAACAACTGCACAATGTACAACACTTGAAAATTTTATTAAAAACGATCTTGCAGGGGTTAAACGATTTAGCTTCCCACACCCTAGAACTGCTGCTGTTGTTGAAGCCAGGATAGTTCCTCAAGGCGATAGTGATTTTTATAACTTACAATATTTAGCCCCTGGTTATTGGAAAACCTCTTTAAAGTTTGAAATATTGCCATGAGCCGAATTAATACACTATCCTCTGCAGCTATTAAAGCTATGTTTTCGTCAGAGACGGATCAACAGCTTATTATGCTATTTACTATTTATGATCCAAATGGGTCAACTGATCCAGCAGCAACTACTACTGCAGTTAGATTGGCGGATGGGTATACAGGTCGACTATCTACTACAACAGACACAGAAGTAATATACGGAGTTACTAGCCGTAGCAATGAATACGTATTCTTGCCAATGGAACTTAACTTACCTGCCGAACAAGAAACAGGCGTTGGTGAGTGTTCTATTACATTTAAATATGTAACACCAGAAGCTATTGAGATTATCCGAACACATTTGTTTTCACAAACTAAGGTATTGATAGAATTAGTATTATCAGGAACACCTGACTATGTAGAAGCTAGTTTTTCTGGTTTTTATATTACAAATGTTACTTATAATTCTGAAACTATTAATTTAAGCTTAAGCATGGTTAGTTATAATAAAGAACCATTTCCTAGCTTTAATTTTACACCTAGTTATTTTCCAGGATTATTCTAATGAATTATGATAAATATATCGGATTACCTTACCTTGAAAATGGCAGAACTGAAACTGGTGTAGACTGCTGGGGATTAGCGCGACTATACTATAAAGATCAATTTAATATTGATCTGCCAAGCTATACTGATGAATACGATGGCGGGCAAGATCCTGCCATCGTTTCGGCTATTAACACACATATGGATAACTGGAAACAGTTAGACGCACCAAATATTGGAGATTTGTGTCTGTTCAATATTATGGGCGAACCTACGCACGTGGGCATATATGTAGGCGATAATAAGTTTTTACACTGCCGCGAAGGCATGGATTCAGTAGTTGAATCATTAAATAATTTAAAATGGAAAAACCGTTTTGTAGGTTTTTATAAATATACAACACAAGCTCAAGTAGCGGTTGTAGGGGCACCTCATCCCTTAAGAATGAGTACTAATTTAGATTGGACTGTAGAAGGTACTACAGTTCAGAATTTTGTTGATTTTGTACACCACAAATATCAAGTAAGTAAAGTACTTGCTGATAAAATTGTGGTTATGATTGATGGTATAGTAGTTCCACAAAAAGATTGGGATACTACTGTACTACGCAAAAATCAGCAAGTATCATATAAAAGCATTGCCGAAGGTGGATCAACAAAGCGTTTAATTTTAACGCTTGCCGTAGTTGTAGCTGCAGCTTATTTTGGAGCTGATGTTGGATCGTACCTATTACCAGGATCAACTGCAGCTGTACAAACAGCTGTTGGTACTATGGCTATTAATATGGCAGGTATGGCATTGATAAATGTTATTGCTCCCATTCGTCCACCAAGTACTACTGACTCCGGTAGCGCTGCAGCATTAAATTTATTTACAGGTTCAAGTAATCAAGCTAGTAAATTTGGAGCTATTCCAGTCGTATTAGGTAAAGTGCGTTTTACAGGTATGCTTGGAGCAACACCATATGTAGAATCTTTAACGGATACAAGTATTTTAAATACTGCTATTGTGTGGGGATTTGGTCCTCTTGATATTAGCGATATTTGTATTGGCGGAAACCCAATTGATTCATATTATGATGGATTACCTTCTACAGTTCCTCGCCCCGTTACATTACAAGGAATTCAAGGTGAGTCTACTGCTGCTTTTGATAACCTATACGGTCGAGATGTTGAACAACAGTTTAAGAATGTTGAGCTAGTAAACAATATTACTGATGGCAATGCCTGGACAGAAGTAACGCTTGTTCAAGATGCTGATGCCATAGATATTGCGTTTACCTTTCCAGAAGGTATGCGTAAAATTAATACCAAAGACGGTAAAGCAGCTGCAACTACTTGCCAGTTAGAGTTACAAACTCGTCTGTACAGTACATTGCCATGGGATACAACAAACACTAGTACATCTTTGGGCATATACAAAAACGGCAATGCAGACGCAAGTACTTTAGATGCTGAAGCTTATACGGCTATATTAACGCCTCCAAAAGACCCAGATTCCGAATACGGAGTTAATCTATACCGTTATAGTATATTTTGCTTAAGCCCTAATGGGGGTATTGCACGATTTGATGGAGCAGTTACAGATAACATAGGAGCTAACGCTAGCGTATGGTTACAAGATAAGTATAATAGCACTAGTTATAGCTATTTACTAGACATAGATAAATCTTGGAACTATATACCAACAATTCCTTCTGGTTATTTAAAATTATATACTGTATATCAAAGTAGTAACGGTACAGTGAATGTTGATAGTAGTGCTATCAGTGGATATGCTGGACTTACTGGGTTAACTCAAACAGTTACATCTGTAACTCAAACGTTTGATGAAGGTAATTGGAGTGACTCAGCCACTAAGAAAATTAGTATTAAAGCTGGTAAGTTATACTCTGAAACAGCCACAAGTGTAGCAGCAGGAACAGCCGAAACTATCTGGACAACTAGACAGATAGCTGCCCTAGGTTCAATCGTAGTTACAGCAGGAGCCTGGAAAGGCTGGTGCAATCTATTGAAGAATACATCAGTTTGGTCTAGTAACAGTAGTCTTACTGAATGGACACACACTGAATCAAATGTAAACTTTCCCTATACTGGATATTACACAGTTCAAGCAGCTGCTGATGATGAAGGCGAAGTATACATTGACGGTACTAAAGTTGCAACTATGCCCAAAGGTGGGTATAACAACTACGTACAAAGCTCTATCAAACTTACCAAAGGTACCCATACAATAGTTATTGTAGGCCGAAATACAGGCGGAGGATTAGCTGCTATAGGCGTTGCTATTGGATATACTGCAAACAGTGGTTTAAATATTCGTCCAGCCGCAAATACTATTCTTACTTTTGGTACTTCGGGTTTCTTTGAAACTCGCAAAGATGCTTTTAACTACGTACATTCTTTAGAAAATTTACCTCGTGGTAGGTATCAAATACGTGTTAAACGCTTAAACAGTGATGAAGTAGAAGATGAAACAGATTATCACAAGTATCATAAAGCCGTATTAAGTAATGTAACTAGTTATGATAGTAAAGCTAGCCCTATGGTTAATCCTCCTGGGTGTTATTTAGCTAAAACGGCGGTAAGAATACAAAGTACTAACAAAGTAAACGGTACGGTAGACGGAGTAAATGCTTTAGTACAGACAATTACTTGGGATTATGATAGAACCACAAGTTCTTGGACAGGGCCAAAACGTCCTACTAATAATCCAGCAAGTTTATTTATATATGTATTAACTCATCCAGCTAATGCTTTTAGAGTAACTAAAATATCGCAACTTGATTTAACAAGTTTAACTGAGTGGCATAATTTCTGTAATCCTATCCCAACAACAGTTACTGCTGGTAATTTTGTAGTAGGTAAGTATTATACTATTAAAACACCTGGAACTACTAACTGGACAAGTATTGGCGCCGGATCCAATAACATTGGAGAAGGGTTTTATGCTACGGGAGTTGGAGTTGGAACAGGTACTGCAGTTTATTGCCCAAAATATACATACAATAGTATATTAACTAATACACAAAGCGTAATGGATACATTGCGAGATATTTGTGCAGCAGGTCTTGCTAGCCCTACTTATGTAGACGGAAAGTGGGGAGTTGTAATAGACCAACCAAGGGCCTATACCACACAACATTTTACTCCACACAATAGTTGGGGATTTGAATCTACAAAAAATTTACCTATATTGCCTCATGCATTTAGAGTTACTATACCTGATGAATCATTAGCTTATCAAGCTAATGAATTAATTATATATAACTATGGTTATGCTGCAACAGCTGGTAGTGGTAAAAAAGCAGCAGAATTATTTGAACAGCTATCTCTACCCGGAGTAACAAATGCTGACCAAGCCATAAGATTAGCTAGGTGGCATTTTGCGCAAATTAAATTACGTCCTGAAACTTATAGTCTAAATGTAGATTTTGAACAACTAGTATGTTCTCGCGGAGACTTAGTACGAATTACTCACGATGTACCACGATGGGGAACTGGAACTGGAAGAATAAAATCCATAAATGGAAATACTCTTACACTTACAGAAGCCACATATTTAGAAACTGGTAAAACCTATACTATTCTAATTAGAACTAATAATTTAAGTACTTCTGGTACAGGTAGTGTTACTAAAACTCTTGTTGCAGTAACAACTACTGGATATACCGATAGTATTACATTGACAACTACAATTACTGGTAGCGACAATATTGAAGTAGATAATTTGTTTATGTTAGGTGAAATAAACAAAACAATGCAAGAATGTGTTGTTATAGCAGTAGAGCCTAGTACAAACTATAGTGCAAAATTAACTTTAGTTGACTATTCACCTGAAATATACACAGCAGATTTAAGCGGTTTATTAGTATTTAATGCTAATATTGCTAGTGTTAATACGGACTTAATTAAAAATTCTATTACACTATCACCAATCATAAATGATGTTAATAGTACCAGCCCTTTAGCTGAGCAAATTTCTGTGGGTAACTATCAAAATATTGCTATTGCTTCTTTTTCAAATCCACCAAACTTACCTGCAGTAGCAGCAAAAGTACAGTTTGATATTGTTAAAAGCGATACATTATTTAATGATACTAGTCCTAATGAAATATACATTACAAATAAAGAAACTAGTGGATTTACGTTTACTGGCTTAGTCTCAGATGTAGTATATAAACTTAGAGCAAGATACTTAGATTCAACAGGTAAAATTACTGGTCCTTGGTCTGATACATTTACTTTCTTAAATGATGGTAAAAATAATAGTGGAGCAGTAGCACCAACATTAACTATGGATCTGGACCATACATTTATTGTAGCTAAACCTGCAGTTATTACACAAGCCTCTGATTTTTTAACTTACGAATATAGATTATATAAAGATACAGGCTCTTCAGATTTCTGGGAGTTAGATACTACTACAAATAATATTAAAATTATTCGTAGTACAGAAGAAGCTAGATTTGATTTACGAGACCAACCTGCACCAAGAATTTCAGAAGCAGGCGTTACATATAGAGTAGCATGTAGAACTGTAGATAGAACTAATAACTATAGTGATGCTAGTACTCTTGGAACAATAGTTGTCAAAACTATTACTTAAAGGATAAGCATGGCGGCACATTTATATTCAGGTGTAAAATCATTACACTTAGTATTAGATACACCATACGACATTGTTAGAACAACGGATATTAGAGACGACCTAATATCCGTTAAAGTATGGTATTCAAGTACAACTGGATTTAATCCAAGCAATAATCAAGGTACTTTAGTATATAATGGAAGTGGTCTAGCTATTACCATTACTGGACTAACTCCAGGAACACGTTATTATGTAAGATATGCTTTTATTAGTGCTATCGATCCAGATGTTTATACTATATCTTCTGAATTAAATCAAGTTGTTTATACTGATAGTACAACTGTTTCTGGATATTTAACTAATGATCCTGTACCTATTGCTACAGCGATGGACGGTACTGGCGGAGATTTTTCTCAAGCCACAGGTACTTTTAAAGTATATAATGGTGCTGAAGATGTAAGCGGTAATGGCCCTGTTTATGCTATTAAGGCAAATACTACTACTAATCTTACTGGAGTATCAATTAATGCTTCTACAGGTGTATATACCTGTACAGGGTTAACCGCCAATTCAGGAAATGTAACTTTTACAGCAACTTATGGCGGAACAACTCTAGAAGAAGTATGGAATGTTTATAAAGCTCAGGCTGGACAAACTGCGCCTATATTAAAACTAACGGCCACGGCAAATCAATTTGCGTATAAAGATCAATATTCAACTTCATCAGCAAGCTCTTCGATTATTGTAACTGCTAATTTAACAAACCTCACCGGTACCCCTACTTTCACTGTAGTGGGATATACTAGAGCAGGGGCATCACTAGGTGCAGTTTCATTTACACAAAATAATAATATTATTACTATTACTCCTGCAAATTTTGATGCAAAAGGTGTAACAATAGGCAATGCTAGGATTACAGCTACATTAGGCACAACTACTGATGTAATGAGTATTTTCAGAACAAATGATGGTACTGAGCAAATAACTGTAGTATCCAGCAATGAATCACATACTATACCTGCAAATACTGATGGTAGTACTGTTACTGCTAGCTATGTTGGTAGCGGTACTATTTTAAAAGTTTTACAAGGTTCAACCTATTTATCAGTAGATAATACTAGTCCTTACGCTAATGGTAGTTGGCGAGTAATTTCTACTAATGCTACTGGTATTACAGTTGATACAGCTCCTCAAATCGGTTCTAATTATATTTATTACGCTAAACATTCTGCAATGACTGCAAATGTTGCTACTATTGATTATACTATTCGTGTAATTACTACTACAGGTGTAACAGTGGATATTGTTACTACACAAAGCTTTGCTAAAGCAAAGGAAGGTGTTGCTGGTTCTTCAGCAAGAATAGTTCAACTAAGTGCAACAGGACAATCATTTATTACTGCAAAGAATAGTACTACTATAAGTCCTACAACAGTAGTTTTCACAGCTACACAAAGTAATTTTGTTAGCCCAACATATACCTGGCTAGTAGATGGCAGCGCTCCAGATGCTACTATTGGAACTGTTAGTGGTAATACTTTTGTGTTAAATAGTTTTGCAGCAGGATCTACAAAAACAGTTACTGTTACTGCATCAGAAGATATTTACAGTAGTTTTGATACTTTTACAGTTTATAGTATTAAAGAAGGTGACGATGCTTTTGTATCAAGCCTATCTAATGAAAATCAAACTATTGCTTGTGATAGTAGCGGTACCGCTATAGCTGGTCAGTTTCCTTTCACCTCTAAGTTATACGCAATATTAGGAGGTAGGTTATTAGATAATACTACTAATCCTCAAGCACTTTTTTCAAAGGTAAGTTATAGTGGAGGAGACTCCGGCTCTTATAATGTTGACCCTACTGGATTGGTTACTATAAATAGTCTAAATAATTCTTTTGCTGAAGCAGTATTTAATGTTACAGTAAATGGAGTAACACAAACAAAAACTCTGAGTTTAAACAAATCAGTAGATGGAAATCCAGGGTCTAATGTAATACTTACGGCAACAGGCCAAGTATTTGCAGCAGCTAAAAATACCGGAGTAATATCTCCATCTTCTATTGTTTTTACAGCTAGTACGTTTAATTTAGGTTCTAGTCCTGCATATGTTTGGAAAGTGTCTACTGATAATGGTACAACTTTTACGACTCAAACAGGGCAAACAGCAGCTACTTTTACTTTGCCAAGTTTTAGTAGCGGTAACAAATTAGTAAAACTAGAAGCCACTGGATACGGTAGAACAGTATTTGATCAGATTACTGTTTATGCTTTAAAAGAAGGTGACGATACTTTAGTTGCGGGCTTAGTTAATGAAAATCAAACAATTACTTGCGATTCAACTGGCACTCCCGTAAGCGGACAATTTCCACTTAGTAGTGAACTAGCTGTTTATAGAGGAATTAGTAAATTAACTAACTCAGATGGAGTTACATGGTCAAAAGTTAGTGAAACTGGTATGACTAGTACTATTACAAGTACTACCGGCATTATATCTATAACAGCTATCTCAGCAGATACTGCAACAGCTACTTATAGAGCAACTATAGGCACAACCAATTTAGACAAAGTATTTACATTAAATAAGTCTAAAAATGGTTCAAATGGCACTAATGGTTCAAATGGCACTAATGGTACAAATGGAAGTAACGGCACTAATGCAAGAGCAGTAGACTTAACCACAACTAGCCAGTCTTTTGTATATACTACACAGGGGGTTACCCCCACACCAAGTTCAGTAGTAGTTACAGCAACTTCTAATAATACCAGTGGTACGGTATATTATGAATTCTTAGTAGCTGGTAGTACTGTACAGAATAGTACTACAAATACCTATACCTATACTCCTACGGCAGCATTTAGTTCGATGCCGCAACAGATAACTGTAAAAATTCGTGAAGATTCAAGTACTGGTACAGTTGTTGCAACTGATATATTATCAATGATTGGTATTAAACCAGGAACTGACGGTATTAATTCAGTTAGTGCAGTATTAACCAACGAAGCGACTACCGTTATTGCAGATGCTGCAGGAACTGTAAGTAGTTTTAGCAATGCTGGGGGTACTTTTTATCTGTTTGATGGTACTACAGACAAAACAGGTAATGTAGCAGTAACTTATTCAGTAGTCAGTTCCTCAGGAGTAACTATTAGTATTGCATCAACTGGTGTTTATACAGTTAGTGCAATGTCGGCAGATAGTGGTACAGCCACACTAAGGGCAGTTTATAATAATATTACTATAAATAAAATTTATAGCATTTCCAAGAGCAAAACTGGTGCTACCGGGCCTACAGGTCCAGCAGGTACTAATGGTACTAATGGTACTACTCCAAATAAATATGCTACTGCTTATTTGTATCAATGGAGCGCAGCCTCTACAATAGGTGTACCTAGTGGTAGTGCTACATATACTTGGTCAACTGGTGTAACATCTGGATATACTGGTGGAAATAGCTGGCAAAATACTGCTCCAGCAAACCCAGGAACTTCTGGTCTTAAATTGTGGATTGCAAGTAAACAAGTAAGTGATGTTCCTACAGCTACTACAACTACAATTGACTGGTCTACAGGCTATAGTACATATGTTGCTGGTCAAAATGGGGCGGCAGTTAGCGGGGTGTCAAGCGCAAAACCCGAAGTTTACCAATGGGCTTTGTCTACTCCAAGTATTTCTGGATCTAGTGTTTATTATTGGTCAGATGGTAGTTATACCGCACCCTCTGGGTGGACTAAGTCTAGTACTACTGCTCCTTCTACTGGCTACTATTTATACAGCGCAATAGCAACAGTAACAGATTCAGCTACAGCTACTAGTACAGTGTTTAACTGGGGCACCGCAAGTATTATAGTTTCTGGATATGCGGGTGCTAATGGTACCAATGGTACTAATGGTGCTACAGGTGCTACAGGTGCTACAGGTTCTACAGGTGCTACAGGTTCTACAGGTGCTACAGGCCCACAAGGCCCACAAGGCCCACAAGGCCCTGCAGGAACAGGAACAGCAGGTGCATCAGCTACTATTATGTATGCGCGCATTTCAGGTAATCCAGCAGCAGTATCTGGTACTGTATCTGTAAGTGGTAACAATAGACCCTCAGGTTATACAGCCTCCTTAACCTGGGGAGGTTCATTTAATGTAACTTGGTATGCAGTTGACCCAGATCCTAGTAGTAATGCCTCCTTATACGTATCGGATGGTATTTATAATGGATCGACTACAACAGTTTGGTCAACGCCTTATATTGCTAGTTTAAAAGTTGGTTCACTTTCTGCAATTACTACTAATACTGGTAATTTAACAGTGTCTGACTACATCAGAGCTAATAACGCAGCAATTAGTGGTACTTCAATGACAGGTAGCGGTGGAGTGTTATATTCTACAGGACTATTTGCTTTTGGTAACTCTACTACTAATATTACTTTTAATGGTGATAAGTTAGCTTTTAACGGTAACCTTATTGGAATTGATAACTTGAATCCAGGTGCTGCCCTTCCAAACTATGTACGAACATATAAAGGCAACACAACACCAACAGTAAATGTATCAAGTTTAGCTGCTGGCAATTGGATGCCACTAGAAATGGATTATAGTGCACTAACCAACAAACTTGGAGCCTGGGATGCAGATACTTACCGTACAGTACTACCTGCCGGCACTTATTTCTATGAACTAACAGTTCCTGTAAAATGTCAAGGTAGTGATACTAATGATGCCTGCTATACTGCATTAGTAGCAAACCCACCTGGAGGACCGGGAGGATCTTATGTATATACTATTGTTGACTATGATTATTATGGTAGCCCTATATACGATTATGTATACGTGTCAAACGCATACACTGTTCTTAGTACATGTGGGGTAAATGTTGTTGGAGACTGGCAAACTGCTTCAATTGTTGGAGTTGGTAAGTTTACAATATACAGCCCAACATACGTTAGTCCTGCTATTTTAACAACAGACAGTAGGCCTCGACTAAATGTTGTGGCCAGAAGTGGGTACTGCACATTAGTTTGGCGAATCTATAAGGCAGATTAAATATGACACAAGAAACAAATAGTGAATATTACCTAAGTCCAGAGTATATAGCTGAGCAAGAAGCACTAATAGCAAGTCTTAATGCTAATCCTCTTGCAAATAATAATGACTATACTTTTAATCCAAATACTAATCAATACCAATTAAAAAAGACAGTATTGTTTGAACAAATTAAAGAAAAACGAGCTAAACTTTTATTGGATTCTGATTGGACTCAGCTACCTGATGTAAAATTAACAAATAAAGAAGCCTGGGCTATCTACCGACAACAAGTGCGAGAAATTCACAAGCAAGGTATCATAGAAGATCCAGTTTGGCCTACTATGCCTCCTGAAGAATATCCACCAGTTTAAACTGCAAAAATTATACCCTGTCCGTTACTTGGGCAGGGTATTTTTTTGCATTGACAAACTCCCGCCCTTGTGGTATAATATACCAAAATGTCAGAACATTTCAATATTTTTTCTTGACAAGCTTTTACCTAGATCTAAAAGGCAACCTTCCCGTTTAGATTATAATTAAATATAAAACCACTGCTAATAAGGAGATCTGATTATGGTGGAGATTAATGATCACAGCCTGATTCAGACAGTTTCACTAGTTGCGTTAGCAGTTGTTGCTTTCTCAGTTGGAATACAGAAACTGTTAAAAGACTGGAAAAGTACTCATGCGGAAACTAGCATTATCACTTTAATGCATACAGAACTAGAACGTATGAGCGAACAAAATGGCTTACTAGCAACCGAATTAAATCGCTTGCAACAAGAAATGATTATATTAAATGCGCAACTAGCACAGTTGTGCATTGAAAATCAGCAGCTACAAACAGAAGTTGTTGCACTAACTGAAGAAGTTAATAAGTTTAGAATATCGGCTACGCTTGCAGCAGCAAAGAAAGTAAGGTGATATAATGGAACCAGCACGAATTAGTTACAGAATTTATCAAGGTAGTACTTTTCGAGAGACTCTTCGCTGGGAGTCAGAAACTAAACAATATGCTCAGATTTCAGGTATTACTAAAGCGGCTCCCTGTGTAATTACTACAGCTAGTGCCCATACTATTCCATTAAACTGGAGAATCAGAGTAACTGGTGTTAATGGTATGAAAGATATTAATACCGCATCAACTACTGACTATTATCTAGTAACTTCAAAAACTTCTAATAGCGTAACCCTAAACCAGATAAATTCATCAGATTATGGAACGTATACAACTGGCGGTATTATTGAATGGAACAGTCCTATACCTCTAGCAGGCTATACTGCACAAATGCAGATCAGAGAGTCTATAGACTCTACAACAGTAATTCATGAGTTAACTTCCGCTAATGGCGGTATTAGTATAGATGCAATTAACTATACAATTTCTTTTAATATATCGGCTGTTACTACTGCTACTTTTAATTTTGACGCAGCAGTATATTCTTGTGAATTAACAGATAATCAAGGACTTGTATATCCATTCTTAAGTGGTGGTATTACATTGATTAAAGAGGTTACTAGATGACAACAGAAATAATTATAACCGAAGTTAATAATGCGGTTGTACTTGAGGTAACGGAACCAACAGTTGTTTCGTCACAAAGTGATACACGAGTAGTTGTAGGCGGCATGATAGGCCCTACACAAACCACACTTAAAGGGCTATCAGATGTAGATACTAGCGTTTTAGCTTCAGGAAGCTTATTAGTATATAATTCTGGAACAGATAAATGGACCTCATCGAAGTTGCTTGAACAGCAAACGATGGAAGGCGGATTCTTTTAAAGGAAGAAAAAATGGCTGATAAATCAACGATAAAGATTAAAAGAAGTAGTACTTCCATTGCACCACAATTACTGAACACAGGTGAAATGGCTTATACATTTGGTACTGGTTCTATTTCAAATATGGGTGGCAGGTTATTTGTTGGCGGTATGGGAGCCAACAGTGACTTACAGTCTGCATCAGGTGCACCAATTGTTATTGGCGGTAAGTATTTTACTGATATTATTGATGCGGCAACAGATGTAGGCACTGCAGGTACATTAGTAAAACGCGACACACTTAATACTGCTTACTTAAATATTATGGGTAATGTTACTGGTAATTTAACTGGTAACAGTACAGGTATTCATACTGGAAATGTTATTGGTAATTTAACTGGTAATAGTGCTGGTATTCATACTGGTAATGTTGTGGGCGATATTTATGCCGCCGATGGTACTAGCAAGATTTTAGAAAACGGTACTGATGGTACTAATGCAGTATTTTACGGTAGTGTTAGTGGCGGTATTACAGGTAATGTTGTAGGTAATCTTACAGGTAATGTTACAGGTAATGTTTATGGCGACATTTATGCTGCTGATGGAATTACAAAAATTATTGAAAATGGTACTAACGGTACTAATGCTACATTTACTGGCGGAGTTACAGGTAATTTAACTGGTAACGTTAATGGTAATGTTGTAGGTAATGTAACTGGCGATATTTTTGCTTCCAACGGTACTAGCAAAATTTTAGATAACGGCACTGATGGTACTAATGCTACATTTACTGGTAGCGTAACTGGAAATGTAACTGGTAATGTTACTGGTAATTTAACCGGTAATAGTGCAGGTGTTCATACTGGTAATGTTACAGGTAATGTTACAGGTAATTTAACTGGTAATGTTACTGGCAATGCAGACACTGCTAGTAAATGGGCTTCTCCAATTAATCTAACATTCAGCGGTGACGCAAGTACCGCTGCAATTAGTATTGATGGTTCAATAAATAAAACAGCAACGCTTACTTTAGCAACTATATTAGATGGTAGTACTGGTAAAGTTCCTGGTGCTTTTGGTTCAGCCACAGCAATTCCTGTAGTTACTGTCAACGCAAAAGGTTTAGTAACTGGAATTACAACTGCTAATGTTGCAACTACACTAAGTTTCCGTGGCGATAATGCTTCAACAACTGGAACATTAAACTTATTAACTGATAATTTGCGAATTGTTGGTAGTGGCGGTGTTACTACAAGTATTGATGATGCTACTAATACAATTACTGTGGCAATGTCTGGTAGCGGAACTCTTGGAGCTTTGGCAGTTACAGGAAATGTTGCCGCAGGAACAATTACAATTGCTGGTGCTTTAGATGCAGGATCAGCTACAGTTTCAGATATTACTGTAAATGGTAATGCTACTATTACTGGTGATCTGAGTGTATTAGGTACAGTTACAACAATTAATTCTACAACTGTTTCAATCGGTGATTTGAATATTGAATTAGCCAAAGACGCTACTAGTGCTGGTGATGCAAATGGTGGTGGTATTACAGTTCATGGCCCAACTATTCCAGCAACTCTTAACTATTCATCTAGCGATGATCGTTGGAATTTTAATAAACCATTAAATGTATCACAAGTTTATGGTGATCTTGTTGGTAACGCTGATACTGCTACAAAATGGTTTACAGCACGTAACTTAAATTTAACTGGAGATGCAACTGCATCGTTTACCAGCGTAGATGGAACATCTAATAAATCGGCAGCACTTACCTTAGCAACTGTAAATACCAATGTAGGTAGCTATGGCGATACATTAACTGTTCCACGTATTACAGTTAATGCCAAAGGTTTAGTTACTGCAGTTGCAAATCAAACAATACCTAATGCTTCTACAACCACAAAAGGTTTAGCTTATTTCGATTCAGAAAGTTTCGGAGTAAATGCATCTACAGGGTATGTTACACTAGCTACTGTGGACGGCGGAACGTATTAATAAAAGGGAAACTTGTATAAGTTTCCCTAATTCTTTTAGGGCTGAGTATGGCAATAATTAAGATTAAAAATTCATCGACAACTGGGGGAGTCCCACTGGCCGGTAATCTTCAGCCCGGAGAGTTAGCCATTAATACAGCTGATGGAAGACTATATTTTAAAGCATCCAGTGGACAAGTAAAGTATTTTAAAAATTTAGCGGATACTAAAGTCGATGATTTAAGTAATGTAACTATTACTAGTGTCGCCAATAATCAACAACTAACCTGGGATTCGACAGCACAGAAATGGGTTAATAAAACTACTACTGTGAATGATTTAGGTAATGTAACAATTACCAGTGTTGCTAATAATCAAGTTTTATCATGGGATTCCGCGGCTAGTAAATGGGTTAATAGAACTGTTGCAACTACTATTACTGGTTTAACAGATGTAAATTTAGTAAGTCCTGCAAATAATCAATTATTATCTTATGACTCTGCAACTCAAAAATGGGTTAATAGAACTTTTACAAGTTCTCTTAGCGATTTAACCAATGTAACATTAACTAGTCCTACAAATAATCAAGCACTTGTATATGATACTGCAACTCAGAAATGGGTTAATAGATCTACAGTTAGTACTTTAACAGGATTAAGTGACGTAACTTTAACCAGTACTATTGATAAACAAGTATTAACTTACGATACAGCAACTTCAAAATGGATTAATAAAACTACTAGTGTTAATGATTTAGGCAATGTAACTATTACTAGTGTTACTAATAACCAAGCATTATCATGGGATACTGCTACGCAAAAATGGATTAATAAATCTGTTGTTAGTAGTTTATATGATTTAAGTAATGTTACAGTTACTAGCCCAACTAACAATCAAACATTATCGTGGGATACAGCAACTAGTAAATGGGTAAATAAATCACCAGTTAGTAGTTTGTATGATTTAAATAACGTAAATGTAACAAACATTGCGGATAAACAAGCACTAGTATGGGACAATGCTACTCAAAAATGGGTTAATAGAACTACTAGCATAGATAGCTTAGGCAATGTAACTATTACTAGTGTTACTAACAACCAAGCTCTTGTATGGGATACTACTGCTTCTAAATGGATTAATAAGACTACTAGTATAGATAGTTTAGGTAATGTAACTATTACCAGTGTTGCTAATAACCAAGTTTTATCTTGGGACTCAGTTGCTAGTAAGTGGGTTAATAAAACACCTGTTAGTGCTATTACAGGTTTAAGTGATGTAACTATTACTAGCCCTACTAATAATCAAGCACTTGTCTACGATACTGCAACCCAAAAATGGGTTAATAAATCTACAATTAGTACTTTAACAGGATTAAGTGATATAACAATCACTAGTGCTGTTAATAAGCAAGTATTAGCTTACGATAGCGCAACTCAAAAATGGGTTAATAAAACTACAGTTTTAGAAGATTTATCTAATGTGGTTATATCAGGTCCTGCAAACGGACAGGCACTATTGTGGAATGGTACTCAGTGGATTAATGGTAATCCTGGAGGTACAGCATTTAATGCATATACTCGTACGTATACTTGTGACGGTAGTACTTCGGCCTTCACTATAGGTAGTGGGCTTACAGCAGAAAGTATATTAGTTACAGTAGGTGGCTTATTACAAGAAGTTACTACCGATTATACTGTATCTGGAACTCAAGTAATATTTGTAACTGCACCACCAAATGGACTAAATGTTGTAATTAAAGAACTAAAAGGACATTTAGTAGGAACTGGAGCAACTGGCCCAACAGGCCCAGCAGTTGATCTTACAAACATAAACAGCAACTTACTACCATCAGTAGATCAAACTTTTAATATCGGTTCTCCTACAAAGCGTTGGAAAACAGGTTATTTTGCTGCTAATACAATTGATCTGGGTGGAACACCTCTTTCTACAGAGAATGGATTCTTGGTTGTTGCTGGTCAAAGTATTGGATATGGAGCAACTGGTCCAACTGGCCCAACAGGTCCACAAGGAGATTTTGGTCCAACAGGAGCAGACTCAACCGTTCCTGGACCCACAGGTTCACAAGGTGCTACAGGTCCAACAGGTCCTGCTGGCGCAGACGGAATGCAAGGTCCACAAGGTCCACAAGGTCCAATGGGCGATACTGGTCCACAAGGTGTTACAGGTCCGCAAGGTAATGCAGGTCCCACAGGCCCAACAGGTGTTCAAGGTGTTACAGGCCCAACAGGTGCAACAGGCCTTGGATTTGTTATTGCTAAAACATATACAAGTGTAGCTCAATTAATAGCAGATACTTCTCCAACAAATATTATAGCAGGTCAATTTGCACTAATTGATACAGGAAATGTAAGCGATCCTGAAAATGCTAGACTATATTTATGGAATGGTAGTGTTTATAACTATACAACTGATTTAAGTGGAGCTACTGGATTACAAGGGCCTACAGGCTCTCAAGGTATTCAAGGACCCACAGGATCACAGGGTATTCAAGGACCTACAGGATCAACAGGATCCACTGGAGTTACAGGTCCTACAGGAGCACAATCCACTGTTGCAGGCCCAACAGGTGCTCAAGGTCCAACAGGACAACAGGGTGTACAAGGTAATGCGGGCCCAACAGGATCAACAGGTCCAACAGGAGCACAAGGTAATACTGGCGATACAGGCTCGCAAGGTATTCAAGGTATTCAAGGCCCTACAGGTTCACAAGGTATACAAGGTGTCACAGGACCAACAGGTGCTGCATCTACTGTAGCTGGACCCACAGGATCAGCAGGACCAACAGGTGCTCAAGGTTCTACAGGACCAACAGGTGATCAAGGTATTCAAGGTATTCAAGGTATTCAAGGACCTACAGGATCACAAGGTATTCAAGGACCTACAGGGTCACAAGGTATTCAAGGACCTACAGGATCACAAGGTATTCAAGGTTCTACAGGATCAACAGGTGCTCAAGGTGTTACAGGACCTACAGGTCCTACAGGTGCTACAGGGCTACAAGGTCCTACGGGTATGCAGGGTAATGATGGACCAACAGGCTCACAAGGTATTCAAGGTGTTACTGGTCCTACAGGATCACAAGGTATTCAAGGCGTTACAGGTCCTACAGGCCCAACAGGTGATCAAGGTATTATGGGCCCAACAGGAGCTCAAGGTATCCAAGGTATTCAAGGTATCCAAGGTATTCAAGGTATCCAAGGTGCTACAGGTCCTACAGGATCTCAAGGTATTACAGGTCCTACAGGAGCTCAGGGAACACAAGGTATTCAAGGTGTTACAGGTCCTACAGGTCCTACAGGTGCTCAAGGCTCACAAGGCTCACAAGGTATTCAAGGTGTTACAGGTCCTACAGGATCACAAGGTATTCAAGGTGTTACAGGTCCTACAGGCCCAACAGGCGCTGCTTCAACAATAGCAGGTCCTACAGGAGCTCAAGGTATTACAGGTCCTACAGGGCCTCAAGGTAATCCTGGTACATCAGTTAATATTAAAGGTGAAGTAGCCACAATAGCACAATTACCAGGTACACCTACTCCTAGTATTGGTGACGCATATATTGTTACAGCTGATGGTAATTTATATACCTGGACTGGCAGTTTATATTTAGACGTAGGGCAAATAGTAGGGCCTACAGGTCCACAAGGAACACAAGGCTTACAAGGTGCTACAGGTCCTACGGGATCTCAAGGTATACAAGGTATTCAAGGTGTTACTGGTCCTACAGGATCACAAGGTATTCAAGGCGTTACAGGTCCTACAGGATCACAAGGTATTCAAGGTGTTACTGGTCCTACAGGATCACAAGGTATTCAAGGTGTTACAGGTCCTACTGGTCCTACAGGATCACAAGGTATTCAAGGCGTTACAGGTCCTACTGGTGCTCAAGGGGCAGCATCTACAGTACCAGGGCCAACAGGTTCTCAAGGTATTCAAGGTGTTCAAGGAGTAGTTGGACCTACAGGTCCTTCTGGAATTGGCTCACCTTTTATTGTAACAACACAAAACTTTACTGGCAACGGAACCACAACAACATTTGCTATTGATAGTGGATATACTGTTGATAGTTTACTAGTAGCTTTAAACGGCGTATTATTAAAACCAACTACCGATTATACTGTTAGCGGAAGTTCTTTAACTTTTATTATTGCTCCAGATAGCGGTGATGAAATTGTTGTTAGAGAATTACTTGGAGATGGTCCTACAGGATCACAAGGTCCTACAGGAGCTACAGGTTCTCAAGGTATTCAAGGCCCCACAGGTGCTGCTTCTACTGTGGCGGGACCAACAGGTGCTCAAGGTATTCAAGGACCTACAGGATCACAAGGTATTCAAGGACCTACAGGATCACAAGGTATTCAAGGACCTATAGGTGCTGCAGGTACAATAGGAGTAGATGGAGCTACAGGTCCTACAGGATCTCAAGGTATTCAAGGCATTACAGGCCCTACAGGTGCTACAGGCCCTACAGGTTCTCAGGGTATTCAAGGTACACAAGGTATTCAAGGTGTTACTGGACCTACAGGCTCTCAAGGCAACGCAGGTACTCAAGGTAATACCGGTCCAACAGGTCCAACAGGTGCTAATGGTCTTGGTTTTACAATTGCTAAAACTTATTTGAGTGTTGCGGCTTTAACAGCTGATACTTCACCTACAGGTATTACAGCAGGACAGTTTGCAATTATTGATACTGGCAATGTTGAAAATGCAGAAAATTCTAGATTATATATTTGGAATGGAACAAGTTATACTTATACCAGTGATCTTAGCGGTGCGCAAGGTATTCAAGGCCCAACGGGTAGTACTGGACCAACAGGTTCTCAAGGTGCTGCATCTACAGTAGCAGGCCCTACAGGTGCTACAGGCCCTACAGGTTCTCAGGGTATTCAAGGTATTACAGGTGCTACAGGTCCTACAGGTGCTGCATCTACTGTAGCAGGTCCTATAGGTCCGCAAGGTATTACAGGTCCTACAGGATCTCAAGGATCTCAAGGATCTCAAGGTATTCAAGGTATTACAGGTCCTACAGGATCACAAGGTATTCAAGGTGTTACTGGTCCTACAGGTGCTGCATCAACTGTAGCAGGCCCAACAGGCCCACAAGGTACTAATGGTACTATAGGTTCAAATGGAGCCACTGGACCTACAGGCCCAACAGGTGCTAGTGGAATTGGTTCACCCTTTATTGTAGAAACACAAAATTTTACTGGTAACGGAACTACTACTGCATTTACTATTAATAGTGGTTATACTACTGATAGCGTAATTGTTGTAGCCAACGGTGTTATTTTATCACCTGTTGCAGATTATTCTGTTAGCGGAACTACACTAACTTTTGTAACAGCTCCTGAAGATCAAGTTGAACTTGTTGTTCGTGAGATGAAAGGTGACGGACCCACAGGACCGCAAGGACCAACGGGACCAGCTGGTGGTCCAACAGGTCCAACAGGTGCACAAGGTACTGCAGGTACAAACGGTGCAATCGGCCCCACAGGACCCACTGGAACAACAGGTGCTGTAGGACCAACAGGCCCTGCAAATGGACCCACAGGTGCTCAAGGACCAACAGGACCATCAGGTGCAATAGGTTATCCGTTTACAATTGAAACGCAAACGTTTACTGGCGACGGCACTACAACAGCATTTACTATTAACAGTGGTTATGGCACACATAATATTTTAGTAGTAGCTAACGGTGCTTTATTACAACCAGTACTTGATTACTCAGTAAGTGGAACAACACTAACTTTTGTAATAGCCCCTGGAGTAGGACAAGAACTAGTAGTTCGTGAAATGAAGGGTGACGGTATAACCGGACCCACAGGACCCACAGGGCCGCAAGGTACCATAGGTCCAACAGGACCAATGTCAACCTCGGAAGAGTTTACAGCAACAGCAGGTCAAACAGTATTTACTGTATCCAATGGCTATAGTACAGGATCGGTAATAGTATATGTTAATGGTAGTTTACAAAAGAGTAGTAATTATACTGCTGTAAATGGTACTACAGTTACATTAACTCAGGCAGCAACTGCTGGAGATACTATTACAATACTATCTAGTGTTGGATCACTTGGTTTAACCAGTGTGCGTAATTTCTCTATTGCAATGAGCGTAGCAATGGGTGTGTAAAAATAAGAAAGAATAAATAATATGGCAAAAACTTTAGCGAGAACATACACGTTTACGCCTGGAGCTGCTAATGCTGGAACAATAGTTATCCCGGGTAGAGTGCAATTAGAACAGCTATTAGTGATTACTAATACGACAAAGAACATTGTCATTTATAATTTTGCTGACCCAACCTACGCTGGAACAACCGCAGTATTTACCACGGGTAGTACTGCGGCTATTCCTAGACTTGTACAGCGAGTTGATGGATACACAACCATTACATTAGCCTATAATACTACTGGCATGACTGGTGATAGTCTTCAAATTTTATTTGAAGAAACTCAAAATGGCGTTAAGATTCGTCCTTGGGATTTCGGTACTGATGCTATTGAGCGTATGCGAGTATCTAATCCTCAAGCATTAATTGATGCTGACTTTGAATATGGTTTACAGCCTACTAAATGGGCTAGTTATGGTACAATGCGTGGCTATCCTTCGATTTATGAATATACCAGCGTTGATTTAGAAACTACTGCTGTTACTACGGATTATACAAGTTCCAATTCTAGTAATAGTTTAATTACAGTTACTACTAGTGTTGCACATAATATTATAACAGGTATGGCGGTTAATGTAACGGGATTAAATCCCGGTACAGCTGGATTTAGTCGTGCTGTTGGTAACTTTATTGTTTTTGATGCTCCATCTTCTACAACCTTACGATATTATGCAAACGGCATAGTAGGTACTGCTAATAATCAAAGTTTACTAACTGATACTACCTTAACAAAACGCGCAAACTTATTTACAGGTGCAGCATTAAATGCTACTACCGCAACAGCCGACTCATCTAACCCAACTACCATAACAGTTAATTTTGGTTCTAATCATGGACTATTACCTGGAACTCCTATTTATGTAAATATTACTGGAGGTAGTAATCCTACTTTTGGTACAGGACAATTTTTAGTAAACAGTGTTGTTAGTCCGACAGCCATTACTTATATTGGACGAACTGGTGCTGTAGTAAGCCCCGGTACTCCAGTAGTATACGCTATGTCTAACGGTTCTGCTATTCACCGACCTTATGACGGCGGTATTATTATAAACTGTAAAACACCATCTTTTGGAGCCAGTATTGTTCGCGTAACTAAAAAGTATTTTAGGTATCAATCTGGTAAAGGTATGTTATGGTCAACAGGTACTCTTTTTAGACCTAGTTATGACATACAAACAATAACTGCTGCTACCACAGGTATAAATTCTGTGGTAACTGTTAAAACCGATGACATGGATCATGGTTTACAAATTGGCGGTGTAGTTACTATTGCAGGAGTCGTTACTTCTGGATATAATGGAACGTATACTGTAACAAATATCATTGATGATTTTACATTTACATATAATAGTGGATCAAGTAATATAGCCTCTACAGTTGGTGTTATGGCTATTTACGCCAAAGTAACTGTAGTTAATTGGCATGGTGCTAATGTACGGGCTGGTTGTTTTGACGAACAAAACGGAATGTTTTGGGAATATAGCGGAAGTATTTTATCAGTAGTTAGACGTAATTCTATTCAACAATTAACTGGAACAGTAGCTATTAATACTAATACCAATTTAGTAATTGGAAGTAATAGTCGATTTACGCAACAAGCTAAAGTTGGTGACAGAATATCAATTCGTGGTATGACTCACTATGTTACTCAGGTAATAAGTGATACAAACATGAGTGTTAGCCCAGATTATCGCGGTGTTACAAACATCAGTGGTGTAAAGGCAAGCTTGGTTCAAGAAACTCGTATACCTCAAAGCGAGTTTAACATGGATAAAATTGATGGAACAGGCCCAAGTGGATTTGCCATAGACATATCTAGGATGCAAATGGTTGGTATTCAATATACTTGGTATGGTGCTGGGTTTATTGATTATATGGTTCGTGGTGGCGATGGTAACTGGATAACTGTACATCGTTTGAAAAACAATAACGTTAATACAGAAGCACATATGCGTTCAGGAAACTTACCTGTGCGATATAGTATTGATAATGACGGAAGCCCGCAAGTAGGATATTTAACGGCTGATCCAGGTACACTAAGTACAACATTAAATGTAAATGATACAACTTATTTTCCTAGTGCTGGGACAATATACGTTGATAATGAACTAATTAGTTATACTGGTAAAACAACAACAACATTCACAGGCTGCACCAGAGGTACAACTCTTACTAACTACGCTCAGGGTGGTATGAAAACTTATTCTGCAGGAACTGCAGCAGCACATGCAGCCAATACAGGTCTTGTACTTGTATCAAATACTTGTAGCCCTACGCTAAGTCATTGGGGTAGTTCTTTGATAATGGATGGTAATTTTGACCAAGATCGTGGATATATCTTTAACTATCAACGTACTGGTTTAACACTTACCACTACAGCGCAAACAGCTTTTTTAATTCGATTAGCGCCAAGCGTATCAAATTCTCAAGTTGGTGATTTAGGTTCTAAAGACCTATTAAATCGCTCACAGTTATTACTACAACAAATTGCAGTTTCAACATATAACGCAAGTGGTACACCAAGTGCTGGTTCTATTATTGTTGAAGGAGTTTTAAATCCTTCAAACTTTAGTAGTGCTACTTGGAGTGCATTGAATTTACTTTCTGCAGGCGGTCAGCCTAGTTTGACTCAAGTTGCCACTTCAGTTGTATGGTCTTCAGGTACAGCTGCAACTCCTGGTGAACAAGTTGTGGCGTTCTCAGCCATTCCTAACGGCGACTATACTCAAGATTTGACTTTGCTAAAAGAGCTTACTAATAATCCTTTTGGTGGAGTAGGGGCATATCCTAATGGTCCTGACGTATTAGCAATTAATATCAGGATGGTTCAAGGTACTGGCAGTGCAACTATATTATTACGCTGGAGCGAAGCTCAAGCTTAATTTTAACAAGGAATTTTTATGGGCATAGCAGCTTATTTAGCAAAATTGTCAGAAGGAATAACTAGCGCCGGTGTATTAAGCCCTTCAAAAGGTGGCACCGGAGTTATTACTCCAGGTAGCAATGGTAGTGTATTAATATCAAACGGAACTACTTGGACAACCCAAGTATTTCCTAAGTACGTTAGTTTAACTATGGTGGGAGCCATTGCACCTCCTTATTCAGGATTAGCAAGATTTTATCCCCCAACAAATATTGTTATAGACACGGTTTATGCTAATTTAGGTGCATCTCCAACTGGAGGCAGCTTATCATTTACTATAAATAAAAATGGTGCTACAACAAATATAACAGGTACTATATCAACAGGAACAGTTGTAATGGCTCCAATATCTTGTAATATAGTATTAACAACAACGGATTATCTAACTCTCGATGTAGCAGGTTCGGCTACATTTGCTAGAGACCTATATGTTAGATTAAAATATGTATAACTACTGGAGGTAGTATGGATAAAGAATTTTTTCAAAAGATATTTAGTCAACAAATGGGTTTTGTGTATAAATATCTAGGCACAGTACCAGAAGGTGAGCATAAAGCTGCTTATATTACTGGAAAATTTGCACAAGCTGCAGGCTCACACTTAGTGGCCACCATGGTAGCAGATATTGGCTCGTATGGTATCACAGTGATCTATAATCATAGCAATACTGACGATGTAAATCACAAAGATTTTGAAATGCTTATGGATTTAGTACCATATCCAGCACCAGAGCCGATTCCTGAGCCAGAAACACCTACTCCTTCTGAACAAGAAGAACAATCTTCACAAGGATAAGATATGCTAATAAGATATAGAATGCTTCCAGCCTGCACGTTAGCCCAGTTTCAAACAGATATTAATAATATTATCTTGGGCAATGTTACCAATGTTTCTCAGTTAAGCGCTGGCGGAGATCAGGTAAATAGTGTTATTTATGGCACTTATCCAACAAATAGTTATGCTCGTGTGAATGCTACTAGTTATACATATAGTAAAACTCACAACGATGCTACAACAAACAAAACACACTACTTTCGTTTAACTTTTGATGCTACACAATTAACTACAATCACACTAGCTCAAAGTTATACATCAGGAACAGACACACTAGTTAACTCTTTTCCAAAAACTGTTAATATTGTGCGTGCACCTTATGAAGCTTTTTATAAATCAGGAATAGATATTATTGTTAGTAACAAAATGTTAGTGTTTTTTGCACCTAATAGTGGCGTATTTTTAGGTTTAATTGACATGGGTCATAGTAGCACTACCAGAACTTATGCAGATAGTATTTTAATGCTAATGCAAGATTTTAGCAATGTACCAAATTATGGACCACTAAAGAACGATCCACTTAATAGTAATAGTGGTACTACTATTCCTTATATTTACAACTACGATACAGTTGGGTATGCTAGTGCTACCGGAGGTATTCAAGGTGTACAAACTGTTCGCAAAGCATCGGGAGCAGGAACAAGTGCTATATTTGAAAACCCAGCCTTTACCAGCTCAACAGGTGCTAGTAATTTGATTTACGGATGCTATCGCCTGCCTTTTAACACCTTTAGTGGTGTACAAATTTACAAAGACGTTTCAAACCTGTATCGTCTTACTATAAACGATCTTTCTTTATTGGTGGACTAATATGATAGTTACATTTGATCCTTGCATTGGTACAACCAGTCCCAGTATTGACGCAAGATATATGAATTTTTTGCGTTGTATTACTGCAGCTGCTACTGCCGCAGCCGGTACAACTACACTAACAGTTAATCCTTGGACTAGCACTACTGCTATTGATGCAACAAAAAATTGCATTATTTCAGTTGACGCTAATACTGAGGCAGGTGGCTGGACTACTAGTACAGGTACTATACCACACAACGTAGTAAACTCAGGAAGTTTTACTGCAATTCAAAGTGCCGGTGCATATAACGTTGCAAGTAGCTATAAGGCTGATTTTTACAATGCCAGTGGTAAAAGTGCTACTCCATATAACAAAATGACGTTTCATATTCCTGTAACTAATACTTATGATACTAGTGGATATGTAGGACCTGTAATGCCAGGAACTTGGAATACACATCCTTATATGCAAGCTACTTTTGGTTGCAGCACAGCAATAGATTTTAGTGATACTGGTTATGTTCCAAGTAATGCAACTACTAATCAATATAATACTAGGTCTTCTACTATTAATAAAGATGTATCGGTAGTAACTGCTCCTTATTATGTTTATAATGCATCAGTGATTCCACGAATGGATTATATGAGTCAAAATAACTGTAAATTCCGTATTGCAGTTACTGCAAACTATTGCATTATATGGACAGAGCGTTATGACAGTACTTATGCCGCAGGATATCATGTTAATTCCACTAGTCATAATCCTGGTGTAAGCCCTTATGGTGCTATTATGTATATGGGGTTACGTGAAACACAGCCCTGGGAAAATTCATTAAACTTTAACCCTCCTTGGGTTACTTGGAGCTACATGAATACAGCTCAAACATCTGGTGGTAGCTATGCAGGTTATGGAAGTAACCATGTTAGAGCATTTATGGCTGGAATAGATAATGCTGGAGGAGTTGCTACTAGCGCTTCAGTAAGAGATGTTACAAACGGTTATAGTAATGCTGTTTTTAACGACGGCTCTTTTGATAGTGGTAATGCACTACAAACTCCAATATTTTATCCACGTCGCTGGGATGGCACTACAGGCACAAGTCAAGTACGTGGTGGAACTACCACAAATATTCAGTATCCTCCTCAAGCAGATACTTCAACAGGTGTACAAGTACCAGGAGCTTATCCTATAGTTATTCGTGCAAAAACAACTGCAAACTGGAATCCAGGCGGGCAATGTCGTGGTATTTACAAGAGTATTAGTATGCCTTGGACTACTCAAAAATTGTATTGGACAGCAGCAAATCAAACATTCACAATTAATAGTGAAAACTATATTCCAGTTGTATTCAACGAAGAAATGTTTTTAATCCGAAATATGTAAGGATCTATTATGGCTTTATCGGTAGATTATGTAGTAGTTGGTGGAGGCGGAGCAGGTGGTGCAAAAACTGTAACCGGCGGATTTGCCGGCGGTGGTGGCGGAGCCGGAGGAGTTGCTAGCGCCACCGCCGTGGCATTTCCCAGCGGTAATAATTTAACTTATGCAATTACTGTTGGCCTTGGTGGAACCAGTACAACTACTACTAGTACTAATGGTCAAGATAGTACATTAAGCGGAACGGGCATAACCACAATTACTGCACTAGGTGGTGGTGCTGGTGGTTTAGGTGCTACCACTGCAGGTGCTAGCACAGCTGGATCTGCAGGCGGAAGCGGAGGTGGTGGTTCAGGTGATGCTACAAAAACTGGTGGTGCCACTACTCAAGCAAGTGGATATGGCTTTGCTGGTGCTGCTGGTCCAGCTGGTGGTGGTGGAGGTGCTGCAGCTGTGGGTACTACAGGTACAGCAGTTGGTGGTGCCGGCGGAAACCCACAATCATTTAGTATATTTTCAGCAAATACTTTTGCTGGAACTGCTAATACTACAGCTGGGAGTATTGTTCTAACAGTAACAGCTGTTACACAAGGTGTTATTGGAGTTGGTACTCATGTAACAGGATCAGGTACAGCTTCAAATTCAGTTATTACTTCTCTTGGTACTGGTACAGGTGGTGTAGGTACTTATAATATGAGTGCTACTGCAAATAGTACCGTTACAGGACAGGCAATTACTAGTACTGGTTGGTTTGTTGCTGCAGGTGGTTCAGGCGGATCAACAGCAGGTGGTGTTACTCCTATTGCTTTTGGTATTGGTGGTCAGGGTGGATATACAAATCTTACTGTAGGCGGTATTGGTAAAGGTTACGGCTCAGGCGGTGGCGGTGGCGGTCAAGGAAATACCTCTGGTGGAGCGGTTGCTGGAAGTTCAGGAGCTCCTGGTGCAGTAGTAGTAAGATATTTAACCAGTGCAGCCGGTACAGTAACTGGTGGTACTGCTTACACAGATGGTTTATACACTGTACGTGTATTTACAGCAAGTGATACCCTAACAATATCAGATACTCCAACAAATACAGTTGCTCCAGTAGTAAGTGGTACTATCACAGGCGGAACTGTGGGTCAGACTTTGAGCTGTACCACAGGTACATGGACTACACGAACAGGTGGAACTATTACTGGTTATAACTACCAGTGGCAACGAGTATTAAGTGGTACTTTTAATATACCCGGAGCTACTTCAAGTACTTATGTAACTGCAACAGCTGATAGTGGTTATGCATTACAATGTGCAGTAAGTGCTGTAACTGACACTAAAGGAACAAGTTTGCCTGTAGCTAGTAGTAATAGACTTACGGGTATGTGGGTTAGTGGTGTAGGTGTTCCAGTTGAAACAATGCAGGGTACTATTGGATTAACTAAACAAGCAGTATCAGCTGTAACTAATTTATCTACAACAGAGTTAACTTTAGCAGAATCCAAAACTATTTCAGGTTTAACTGCTACTACCATGGATAATCTTTTTGGTAATCTTGCATTAACAAAACAAGAAGTATCAGCTGTAACTAATCTAGTAACCACAGAATTAACCCTTGTAGAGTCACGTACAATAGCTAGTACAACCGCTGCATCAGTATCAAATGTAAATAATGCTACTTTACCTACAAATGTTGCGCACCAAGTAGTTACAGTAGATAGTCAACCAACTACAATGACCCTACGTGAAGCACTTGTACCAACTATATCATTTGCAGTTACTCCAATAATTGGCAACACAGATCAATCTACACTAACAAAACATAATATTATTCCTACGCCTACTTTTGCACTTACCGACGGTAATTTGATTAGTATTGGTACAGGCAGTGGTGGAAGTACTACAAACGTTCAAGAGTGGACTATTGGTACTTAATTTATAGGAAATGCAAATGAGTAAAAGAACAAATTTAATTAGCCTGTCACGCAGTGTTAGCACCGAAGGCGTTTTAAGTTCTGATGCTATTCAAATGGGTACTATTGTTAATTATCCTACTATTACTGCTGTGAGTTATCCTGATAATGACACAGCTGTTAATACTGCGGGCGGTGATATAGTTACGCTAACAGGCACTAATTTTAAAACCAGTGCTAAAGTTGTTGTTAACGGAGTTCAGCCAAGCGTAGTTACCATTGTTAATTCTACACAAATTACATTTACAGCACCCGCACAAGCTACGGGTAGCTATATTATTTATGTTGTAAATACCGATGGATCAACTGCACTAGCAGTTCCAGGATTGCAATATTCAGCATTTCCGACCTGGACTACTGCAGCAGGTAGTTTAGGTATTTCTCCTAAAGCAATTAGTTTTTCAACTACACTTGTTGCCACAGGTGACGCTCCTATTACCTATAGTTTACTATCAGGCACATTACCACCTGGATTAACACTTAACAGTTCAACAGGCGTGCTAAGTGGCACTACTCCTACAGTTAGTGCTGATACTACTTATAGTTTTACTATTCGTTCTAGTGATGCACAAAATCAAGATACAGATCGTGTATTTAGTTTAACTGTATTATATACAAATCCAACGCCAACAGCCAGCTATATCTTAGTTGGCGCAGGTGGTGGTACTAGTACTGGACGTGGTGGGGGTGGAGGTGGTGCTGTAAAAACAGGTACACTATCTCCTACGCCTGGAAATCAATATGGAATTACCATAGGTTTTGGCAGTGCCGGGGCTAATGGCGGAAATACTACCTTTAATTCTATTATAGCTGGTGGTGGTGGTGCCGGAGGTGATAGTACTTATGGTACTGGCAGTAGTGCTACTAATGGCGGATGTGGTGGCGGTGCTAGTACAAACAATCAAGGAGCTTCTCCAAGCCCTCGTGGTGGTGGTAGTGGTTACACAAGTGGCGGAAGTTCTGCTTATCAATTTAACGTAGCCAGTGCTGGAGGCGGAGGCGGTGGTTATAGTGGTAGTGGTGGTGATGCCTCTATTTATACTATTTATAACCCCAATGGAAGTGTTTTTGGTACATTTGGATCTGCTGGAACTGGTGGTAATGGTTATGATGCCTCAAGTTGGGGTATAGGAACTGTTAGCGGCGGTGGCGGTGGAAGTGGAGGCAGTAGTGGTAATGGTGCTAATGGTAGCGGTTCGGGTAGCAGTAGTTATGGTGGTGGCGGTGTTGGTGGTTCAAGTCAAAGTGGTGGAGCAGGGGTAGTAGTTATTCGTTATGCAGATACTTATGACGCAGCTTACGCAACAACAGGGTCACCCACAGTAACAGTAAGTGGCGGGTACAGGTACTATAAGTTTACTGGATCAGGTTCAATTACGTTTTAAAGGAAACTCATGAGTAAAGCAAAAAATCTAGTTAAACTAGTACAAAATATTAGCTCTCAAGGAGTTTTAGGTACAGCGTCCGTACAAGTTGGTTTAGTTAATACTCTACCAACAATTAGTTCAGTGGTATATAATGGTGATGACACAGCTGTTAATACTGCTGGTGGTGACACAGTTACACTAAATGGCACTAATTTTAATGCTGGAGTTAAAGTATTAGTAAATAACATACAATCAAGTGTAGTAACACGTGTTAATTCAACACAACTTACTTTTACAGCTCCTGCTAATGCTGCCGGAAGTTATATTATTTATGTAATTAACACAGACGGTACCACTGCCCTAGCAGTACCTGGTTTACAATACTCAGGAGTACCTGCGTGGACTACTGCAGCAGGTAGTTTTGGTAGTTTTAATACTAGTGTTAGTTTTTCAACCACACTTGCTGCAACTGGCGACGCTCCTGTAACTTATTCAGTTTATAGTGGTAGTTTGCCAAGTGGTATTAACCTTAATAGTTCAACTGGAGTATTATCAGGAACAACTCCTAGTCCAGCTAGTAACACAACTTATAATTTTACAATTCGTGCAACTGATGCTCAATTACAAGACACAGACCGAGCATTTAGCTTAACAGTTATACCTCCTACACCAGTTACATTTTTAGTAGTAGCTGCAGGTGGAAGTGGCGGCGGCGCTTATTATCCTAGTTCAAGCAATGGTGGTGGAGGTGGTGGTAGCGGTGGTGCTGTAAGCGATACAGGTAGTTTTAATACTGGAACCGTATTAACAATTACTGTGGGTACTACTTCAGGAGCTCAAAGTAGTGTTTCAGCAACTGGATATACTAGAACTGCTTATGGTGGCGGTAGTGGTGGTGCTCCAACAGGTAATGCTGGTCAACCTGGTAGTAGTGGCGGTCAAGGTAGTGGTGGTGCTCGCGGTGATGGAGTCACTTCTGTAGGCGGATCAGCTGGTTCTGGCGGAAACTATGTTGCCCCAGGTAATGGCGGAAATGGTACTGGTTCTGGCGGTGGCGGTGGAGGTGGCTCAGGAGGTGGCTATTCTGGCAGTGGATATGGTACTGGTGGTACTGGAGGCGGTCGTAACTGGGATTCCGCAGATTTTAATAATATAGGCACAAGTTGGGGCACAGGAGGTGCACCAGCTTCTGCTTCTAATTCTCCTACAGCAGGTATAGTAGCACTTAAATATCCCGATTCTTTTCCATTGGCAACTTCAACAACAGGCTCTCCTACAGTTGTAACAACAGGCGGCTATCGTATTTATAAATTTACTGCTAGCGGTACACTTACCTTTTAAGGAATAAAATGGGTAAAGCACGAAACTTATCAAAATTATCATCGGTGTTAGCCACCGATGGGGCTGTGCCTGCTGAAAAAGGTGGAACAGGCACCACAACCGGTGCTAGTGGTGGTAATACTATTCAAAGTATTACAGGATTTTATCCTGGTATTAATACATCTCAAACTGGTACAATAAAAAGATATTTTGCTAATAATATAACATTGGTTAAAATGACGGCTTTGGTATCGTCAACATCTACATCAAATGTAGTAATTGGTTTAAAAAAGAATAACATAAACATTGCTAATGTTACCATTGCGGCAAGTGCATATAGTGCAAGTACTACATTATCTGCAAGTTTAATTGCAGATACAGATTATCTAACTTTAGATATTGTGTCAGGTACCGGAACAGATATAAGTGTAAGACTAGATTATACTAGTTCTTAATTGATTAATTTAAAGGATTTTTATTATGTACGCAAAATTAGTATGCCCTGCTCAAACGTGGAGCACTACCACCACAGCAACTTTGTTTAATGCAGTGATAGGGGTAATCACAGGAACCGTCACAGCTACATCGTCTTTGGACTCGTCGGTTTTTAACCAAGGTGCTTCACAAATTATATCCACTGTGGCACCAGGGTGGAGTGTTCATGATGCCGCTGCTGGAACCACTATTTCTACAGGTTCTACTCCGGTGGTAATAAAAGCACCGTACTCAGATGACGCAACAAAATTTAAGTACATATGGGCAGCACCAGTTTATGTTACTGGCGGCACTGATCAACACTGGCAATGGGTTCCAATGGAAAACTGGGATGCTACAGCTAATACCAGTACCAATGCCTTGGTTACCCCGCCAACCACAACTCAGTCAAGTAGCTCCAAATGGTACAGTTGCCCAGCTTACAATAGCACTTTTAGCAACGGCTGTACGGTTATTATAAGTGCTTCTGCAAATCATTTGTTTGTGCATATTACAACAGGCGTGATAGGTTTAAGTTTTGACAGTTGTTTGTATGCATCGGAATACACTCGAGACGATGTCTGGAACACTGTGGCCAATGGATATCCTTCCTGGGTATTTACAGGCACCAATGCTAATGGTGTGGCTACCGCTTACACCAACGAAAACGGCACGGTAATGAGAGTATTGAACGTAGCCGGAGGTGGAACCGCTGACTCCAACCAAGTTGCAGCTCAAACTGGTACTGCTTACACTCAGTCACAGTGGGGACTTACTACCAGAATGAGAACTCAAAGAATAGCTTCGTCTACTTTTTCTGCAAGTAATAATCCTGTAGGCCTCTCACAAATTGGCACTGCTTCCAACTATTGGGGCAATAACTTTTATGCCAGAGATTCTTCTAAAGCTCAAAGTTTGCTGTTGGCTGACATTAGACTAGAAGTACAATCAAATAGTAGCAATCAATTCTGGATTGGTGGATCTTTGACCACTAAAGCGCCGTACATTTATGTTTTCAGAAGTCAATGGCAGTCATTGGATGAAGTAGATATTTCTGGACAGCGATATACCAATCTTATTTGCAATACACCTACTCCTGGCACTACTTCTAGCACAATTTTAGTAAAGCAGGTCTAATATGGCATTGCAATCAATTGGCAGCAATTCAACTATAATTTCCAGTAACACAATTACAAATGATTCTATTGTTGGAGTATCTGCCTACACTAACAAAGTAACCAAGTATATAGCTGCTGGTAATTTGTACGCCAACTCAATGATATTATCAGATAATACTCAATCTGAAGCTGGAATTTTATTAAACACTCCGTTTATTACCAAAGTGGTCAAAGTTGTTGGAACAAATAATCTTTATAATAAAGCATTGATTTTGCAAGATACTACCAGCGCAACCGGTACTAGCACACAACAATTTTATTGGGGATAATAATGGAACGTTATGTAAAAATTGAAAACGGAAAAGTAGTTCAAGAATTTGAATGGGGTCCTGGAATTTTAACTTGGCCTGGGTTATGGGTGAAATCTAACACGTTACAAGTAGGTGACGATTATGTTGAGTCTAATGTATAAGTACTTTTGGAAGTACGGGTTAAAGGAATAATATGACAACTTTAGTAACTCAGCCTACAATTCAACCCGCACTATTTAATAGTTTGGCTACTTTAACAGGTAGCCAAACTTTATCAAATAAAACAGTTAAAACCACAAAAGAAAACGTAACAATTGTAGCAACCGCACCCCCAACCACAGTTAATTTTGATGTTGCCACACAGCCCACTTTGTGGTATAATGTTAACACTACAGCAAATTTTACCATAAATACTCGTGGAAGTTCTACTCAAACACTAGATTCTTTATTAAGTACTGGTGAATCTATTATTGGTAATTTATTTGTTCAAAACGGTACAACACCTTATTATCCTACTGCGTATCAAATAGATGGTGTAGCAATAACTCCGCTTTATCAAGGAGGAATACCTTACTCATATGGTAATCAGTTTGCTACTGATTTATACGTTTTGTTTATTATTAAAACTGGTGCAACTGGTACTCCTGCTTGGAAATTATTTGTTTCTCAAACTAAATTTGGATAAGGATGTTAAATGCCATTATCTTTTTCTTCTGGTTCAAAGCTTGGCTTTGCAAGTGCAGTCGATTTTCCCCCAACATTAAAATTTCCTGCAAATTCAGTAGTCCCATACTACGGATCAAGTACTGACCCAGGATTAAATGCGTGGACACGATATACTACAGCAGACGGGTATTACCTTTATAGCGCTACTACTCAAGGTGAGATAGCTGTTACTACTCCAGCAAATGCTGGTGGAGTAATTGCCTCAGGTAGCACTTCTAGTGATGGTTATCATACTGGTAGTGCAGTTACTCAAAACTGGAGAAGTGCTACAGGTGGAAGTACTGCTCAATCCGCAGGTAGCCCTGGACATAATCACAGTTATTCTGGCTCTAGTTACTCCACTCAAGACACACTGGTAAATAAGCAGAATATAATTTTACTAAGGGCTATTGCAAGTACTAGATATTTACCAGTAAATTCATTAGTAGTAAAACAAACGGCTATGACAGGTTCTGTGGCATTTTCACAAACCGGTAGTAATTATCTACGAGGAGCCAATGATACTACGTATACTGCTGGCAGTGGATATTATTTTGGAGTTGGTTTGTCTATTAGTAGCGATTATGGACATTATCATGCATCAAGCTCAAGTGCGTATCAAACAATAGCAAGTGGACCTTACTATCGTAATTATAGTATGGGATATGGTGGTTCACATACTCATAGTGGATCTGCTAGTTTTTCACAAACAGCTATAACTAGTAAATTAGTAAATCTATGGAAGTTAACAGCTAGTGCAATACCAACAACAGATATGATAGTTATGTATGTTGGAACATTGGCTAGTTTACCAGATACTTGGAAACTATGCGACGGTTTAAATGGTACTACAAATTTAGGTGGATATATTATTGGTTATAGTGATAATCAGTGGAATGTTATTACAACAGCTAACCCATCTAGCGCACTTAGTATTAGTGGTGCATACGTATCGCACTCACATGCTAATAGTTATGTGCCAACAGCTAATACCGGAGGCCCTACTGCCTATCATAGCAACTATGGATGGTCGCATTCTCACAGTACTGGTGGTGGACTTAGTACGTACACTTATTCGCCTCAAAGAATAGGTATGGCATTTATACAATATAAAGGATAACAAATGATTAACAATAACGTTAGTCTAGATTTTTATAATTCACATTTTTACATAAAATTTGAAAACAAAGAACACTACTGGGATGATTCCGCAAAATTTATTACAGAAACTGGATATCCTTATACTAGTACTAGATTATTAGCATACGAGCCTGATCGAAATATTTATCATGTAGAACGTGAAGGTCCTACTATGGTAGTTGGCCAAGAATTGCCAGAAATGAAATGGATTGTAGACAATAAACAACGTTTGTTATCAGTTTTAGAACAACTAACGCAAGCAGCAATGCCTGTAATTACTTTAGAAATGACTCGTGGTCAGTTATTATATGATACAGATTGGCTTGTACAACGTCATCAAGAAGAAATTATACGAAATATTACTACTACATTATCAGCAGAACAATTTACAGATTTGTTAAATTACAAACAACAATTACGTGATTTAACCAATACGTATAACAAAAATACTCCAACTGAACAAGTAGTTTGGCCCACTAACCCCCTTAACTAAAATAATAAAAATGAAAATAGCAGTATACGCTATCAGTAAGAACGAAGAACAATTCGTCGAACGTTTTTGTAAGTCTGCAATAGATGCTGATCTCATCTTAATTGCCGATACTGGCTCAACTGATAATACAGTTTCTGAAGCCAAAAAATACGGTGCAACAGTATATGATATTAGTGTAAAACCTTGGCGGTTTGACAAAGCTCGTGATACAGCACTTAATCTAATTCCTGGAGATTATGATGTTTGCATTAGTCTAGACTTAGACGAAGTATTAGAGCCAGGTTGGCGAGAAGAAATTGAACGTGTTTGGACAGCAGAAACTACCAGACTTCGTTATAAATTTGATTGGGGACAAGGTATTAGTTTTTTCTATGAAAAAATTCATCACCGAACAGGTTATCACTGGCATCATCCAGTGCACGAATATCCCCGTCCAGACGGTCGTACCAAAGAAATTTATGCACAAACTAATATGTTATTAGTTAGTCATCATCCAGACAACACTAAATCACGTGGTCAATATATGCCACTTTTAGAGTTGGCTATTGCTGAAGATCCGCACTGTCCACGTAATGCATTTTATCATGCCCGTGAACTGACTTTTTATAGTCGCTGGGAAGAAGCAATTATTTTCCTAAATAAATATTTAGCAATGCCTGAAGCTACGTGGAAAAATGAACGTTCTTATGCTTACCGATTATTAGGTAAATGCTATAGTGAGTTAAATAACTGGGAACAATCAATTAAAATGTTTCGTTTAGCTATTGCGGAAGCACCTGAAACCCGAGAGCCTTGGGTAGGTCTTGCTGAAATTACTTACAGAATGGGTATGTGGTTAGATTGTTACCAAGCATGTAAATCTGCATTAGCAATTAAAAACAAAGAACTTGTTTATACAATGGACCCTAATGTGTGGGGAGCTTTACCTTACGATTTGTGCTCTATTGCTGCCTGGAATTTACAACTAAAACGCGAAGCCATAGACTTGGTACAAGAAGCAATAAAACTTGAGCCTACTAATGCACGATTTTTAAATAACTTAAAGAGTATGTTATAATGTGGATACTACAATTTTTACCTAACTGGATATTTTATTTAACACTTTTTGCAAGCATAGCAGCATTTTTAGTTACCAAATTTGTTAAAATATTACCAAATGCACAACTAATTCAAGCAGCAAGCATTGCAGTAGCTTTTATTTCAGTTTATATGATAGGAGCTATTTCAAACAACGATGCATGGTTAGCTCGTGTTAAAGATCTAGAAGTAAAAGTTGCAGAAGCAGAAGCAAAAAGTGCTAGAACCAATACTGATATTGTTGAAAAAACCATTGTAAAAACTCAAGTGGTTAAAGAACGGGGTCAGGATATAATCAAATACGTAGACCGTGAAATTGTTAAATTTGACGCTAATTGTGTAATTCCCAAAGAATTTGTTACTACACACAACCGTGCAGCGGAGGCACCAAAGAAATGAAATTTTTAATAATACCATTAATTTTATTACTAAGTGCTTGCTCCACAACTGTGCCAGTTACAGCAAAATTTCCACAAGCTCCAGGTACCCTAGTACAAGAGCCTTGTCCTGATCTTAAAAAGTTACAGGAAGATGCTAAGCTGTCTGATGTGGCAAAAACTGTTTCAGTTAATTACACAGAGTACTATATGTGTGCGGTTAAATTAGAAGCCTGGCAACGTTGGTATCGTGAACAAAAGACAATCTATGAAGGGTTAAAGTAATGGAATTAAAAATTGAACAACTAAAGCAGATTGTTGAAAATAATCCTTATATAGAATACTGGCATCGTGCATTAGTTCAACTATTACCAGAGTATGAAATTAATACCCCACAACGCATGGCAGCTTTTTTAGCGCAATGTGCGCATGAATCAGGCGGGTTCAGAGCAATCAAGGAAAACTTAAATTATCGTGCAGTTACTCTTCGCAAAATTTTTCCTAAATATTTTCCCACGGACGAAATGGCAGCTCAATTTGCAAATAAACCACAAGCAATCGCAAATAAAGTATATGCTAACAGAATGGGCAATGGTCCTGAAGAGTCTGGAGACGGTTATCGTTACTGTGGTCGCGGTCTTATTCAATTAACTGGCAAAGATAACTACTTTTGGTTTGCTAGCTCACTAGAAATTTCGCCCGAAGAAGTATCCGAATATATGGAAACTTTTGAAGGAGCAGCCCAAAGCGCATGCTGGTTCTGGGAAACAAACAATTTAAATCAGTGGGCCGACAAAGACGACATACTGACATTAACAAAACGTATCAATGGTGGTACTATAGGATTAGAAGATCGTAAAAAACATTATGAGCATGCAAAGCATGTACTAGGGGCTTAAATGACTGCTTTTATCCTTTTTGTTGCGCTACAATTAACTTCTCCTACTCCTGCTAAATACACTTGCGTAAAGTGGACATGGACTGGCGATGTTTACAACAGAAAGGTATATTGTCTTGAATGGAAAAAATTAGATGATAGAAAGTAAGCTATGGATCCTATTACTATTGGACTTGCCTTTTCAGCTGCACAACAAGCTGTTGGTTATATTAAACAAGCAGTTGCACTTGGCAAAGATGTTAATGGTCTTGTAGGTCAATTTAGTAAATTTTTTGAAGCTTCTGACGCAATTCATCGTGAACGATCAAAGGTAAAATCTAAAGCCAGCAGGCTAGGCAAAACTGATGCAGAATTAGGCAAAGAAGCTCTTGAAATTGCTATGCATAGCGATGCATTGCGACAAGCAGAACGTGAATTAAAAGACATGATTGTATGGACTTTAGGTAAACCTGAAGTCTGGGAGCGTATGACTAAAGAACGTGTACGTTTATTTAAAGAACGTGCAGAGGCAGAATTAGAAGAAGAAAAACGTGTGTTAGCACGCAAGAAAAAAATGGCAGATCAACTTATGTTTGCTATGTATTTTGGTGCTTTTGCAATTGTTGTATTTTGCTTTGTTATGGGTGGTATTGGCGTCTATGGTGCAATAGAAGAACAAAAAATATACGAAAAGAAAGTTGCAGAAAGAGCAGCTTTAATACGGCGTCAGCATAAAGAGCGTGAACTTCGAGAGCGTGAAGCCCGAGACAAAGCAATTGGCGGAGGATAGCCTATGTATTTTAATATAGTAGTTACAACAAATGATTTAATATTCTTTTTGTGTACAATTCCTTTACTAATGGTATTTTGGGTAATGTTTAAAGATTGGTTAAAAGACCGACATTAATTTTTTGGAGAATAAAATGGAATTAGAACAAATGAAGGAGCAGATGAGTGCCAACGCCAGCAAAGGCGCACTGATCGAAAAGGTGACATTTGCTGTGCTGCCCATCATGTTTGCCTGTGTGGTATACTTGATGAACGCACTGAGTGCTGTTAATCATAACTTGACCATTCTCGAAAGCAAAATGCAGTTGGTAGTGACATCAGACAACAAACAAGCACCAAACATGGGTGCTGAACTGGCTCGTGAAAAACTACGCCAAGACTTCATGCAGGGCAATCAAGAAGCCATGGCAAGAAGCAGTGCCAACAAAGCAATCCTTGACACCCTGGTATGGCGTGTGCAAGAGTTGGAAAAATTCAAAGAGAAACAATCCAGCAATGGTGGGAAGAAGTAATCATGGCTGAAGAAAAAATTCGTCAATTGCAGAAACAAGCAGGCAAGTAAATGCACAATGATATAAAACTATTTAAGTGGGCAATAGCTTTGCTATTAATACCAGTAGCTTTGGCATTTTGTGGTAAAGATAGCTATCGTTATCCATGCCAAGATCCCGCAAACTGGGACAAAGATTTCTGTAAAGTACCAATCTGTGACGTTAACCGAACTTGCCCAGAACATATTTTTAAAGGCCAACGTGATCCAAGACTAGGACCTCTCAAAGATGGACAAAATCAAACAAATAATCAATCATTTGCACCAACAGGTGCTTGTGTGGCACAACAAACACAAGGAGCTAACTGTGGAAAGTAACACAATTATCTATACTGAAGATCAGCTCATGGCGCGCCTAAAATTCTTTATTGGGATTTGTCTTGCGCTTACACTAACTGGAATTGTGTTTGTAGTTTTATACTCAATTATTTTTATTACCCAGCCATTAAATGCTATTAGTCCTATTGATCAAAAGTTTTTTGAAATGATTATTCCAATTGCTACGTTCTTAACAGGTACGCTGTCAGGAATTATGTTAGCTGGTGGTAGCAAAGAAGAAATGGACATGAAACGCGACATGATTAAGCAAGCACAAGAAAATTCAAATACTTATGCTAAAGCTAATCCAGTAAAAATAGAACCTACATTTAATCCAGGTTTTTCTACTACTCAAGGCTTTAATGGAACCAGTGCTCCGAGTACTAACATTATTTATATTAATGGCAAACCAGCACCGCAACAAGCACCTCATCCAGAGATTTAAATGAACCACTTAAAGTGTATGTTATCACAAGACCCAACTGTTAGTAGTAAGCGAGTAATTACTTTTTTAGCATTTTTACTATGTGCTGCTGCTTTTATAGCCATGATACTTGGTCACCAAATAGATCAAAAATTATTTGATTCTATGATGTATATTGTAATTGTAGGTTTAGGATTTACAGCAAGCGAAAAGTTTGCGCCAACTAAGGAAAATAAATGAAAAAACTTATTGTAGCCGTTGTTGCTAGTTTTGCACTTGTTTCTGCATATGCAGAAGCAGAAACCAAAAAAGTCTGCAAAGAAAAAACAGATAAAGCAGGCAAAGTTGTACTAGACAAAGCAGGTAAACCTCAAGAAGAGTGCAAAACTATTAAAGTGCACCAAAAACTTGAAGGTACTAAAGTTGAAGACGCCAAGAAGAAGTAAATTTATATTTGACAAGCAAACCTAGGTCTGCTATAATATAAATAGGCAGATCAATTTTATCAACCTTACAAGGAAGTTTATGGCAAGTGGTAAAAGAGCAAGACGCGACAATGTAATTCAATTGGAACGTAACCCAGTAGAGTATGGATTTACTGATGTAAAACCCCTAAACTTTATACAAGCAGAATACCTAAGAGCAATTCAATCTAATCAAATAGTATTTGGGGTAGGAAGTGCTGGAACAGGTAAAACGTATGTAGCAGCAACATATGCTGCGGGAGAACTCTTTCATAGACGTATTCAGAAGATAATTCTGACTAGACCTAACGTAGAAACAGGACGTGGGCTAGGATTTTTACCAGGTACACTAGAGGAGAAATATGCTCCTTATTTAGAGCCTTTTGATAATGTATTTATTCGTAGCCTTGGAAAAGGTTTTTACGAATATGCACTAAAAGCAAAAACTATTGAGCCTAAACCACTAGGTTTTATGCGAGGTGCAACATTTGATAATTGCATTGTTCTTTTAGATGAAGCACAAAATGCTACTAAAGAAGAAATGAAAATGCTGCTATCACGCGTTGGTAAAAACTGTAAAATGATTATTAGTGGCGATGTAGATCAGAGTGATATTCCTGACTCAGGACTATCAGACGCAATTCAGCGATTAGACTGTATCCCAGACATTGAAGTTGTCCGATTTATGGATGATGATATTGTCCGATCTAAAATGTGTAAACAAATTATTTTAGCTTATAGAGATTAAATTATGGCAGAAATGTATAAACCTACAGAGGGTATGGCAAGTGCAGCTAATCGCGCACTAAAATGGCACGAAGAAGGTAAACCAGGCGGTACATTAGTGGGTTTAGCACGAGCAAATCAACTAAAAAATCGTGAAAATTTATCGGCTTCTACTGTACTACGAATGTTTTCATTCTTTAGCCGTCATGAAGTTGATAAGCAAGCAACTGGTTTTAATAGCGGAGAAGAAGGTTTTCCGTCAAAAGGTCGAGTTGCTTGGGATATGTGGGGCGGTGATGGTGGCTTTAGTTGGAGTCGTGAAAAACGAGACTCTATTATGGCAGCACGCGCACTACTTGTACATGATATTTTAAAACTTCGTAAATAAAAAAAAAGCCCCTAAGTAGCAATACTTAGGGGCTTTTTTACTTACTCTTTAGGAGCTTCTGCTTTGGGCAACTGTTCACTTGCCTGCTTTTGAATTTTAACCGTAATTGGGTTACAAATTTTAGCGGACAATTCTTGAAGCCCAGCTAAAACATGATTAGTTTCTTCAATAGTTAATTCAAGTTTTAGTACTGTGTCTTTAGTTACTTCCATATTTACCTTATTGGACAAGCACCAGTAGCGCAATCTTCACCCATAATTTCATCAAAACTATTGGCATTTTCTAGGCTTACTGGCGTTAATTGTTGTACATAATTGCGGAAAGTTTGCTCATCTACTACTTCTTGTGGTAAGTATAAATATCCCAAATCTTTTGCTGTTTTAGTAGGGTCTGTTCTGTAGATGAAACTAACACCAACATAACAATCCCAATTGTCCAGCAACCAATCAATGATTGCAGGAACTTCTGTAGGATCATAACTAATTGTTACACTAGTATTTTGCTGAGTCCACGAAGTTTGAATTAACTTGTATTTTTCAAGTTGTTCGACGGCTGTGTCCAAGTTGACTTCTTTGCCGTCAACTTTAATGAAAGGCACATCAATCCACTCAACAGGAAATGTAATAAGTACACCGCTATCATCAGTGGGGTGGTTAACAACGTTATAATTAGCATTGCGCAATACTTCAACAACAGGGTCAAATTTACTAAATTGTACATTATTGAAAATATACTTTCCTAGTGGCTTGTGAATTCCTTCTGTGGTATCCATAATCTTGGATAGTGTTCCTGAAGGTTTAACACAAGTAATATTTTTGGGCGACGGCAGGTCTAGTTCTTGAGCCATACCAATAGCAGCACCAGTAGCAGTACGCTTTAAATACTCATAGTCGTAACCATTCATATCAGGCCGCTTAGCAATACCTGTTAAACCAACTCCGCATAAACGCATAAAGTAGTTATTTAAGTGCCACGACTCTTGTAAAATACCGTCTTGTAAGTTTACACAGGTTTGACGATAGTTTGCACGAGCTGCCAGCCGTATGGCATTGTGAAGTCCCGCGGTATCGCCTTTGAATTTGGCAATGTCGGTTTCTGTGAGATTACAGAAAGATTTATTTCCGAGTAGGATTTCCACACAGGGATTTGCACCCTTAAACCAAGGGGCACGTCGTAAAGCTTCAACTTCATTGATAAATCCAGGTTCTGAGCCGCCTGCTTCTAACATCAGATCAAAAATCTTTTGCAAATCAGCTTTTAATGGCTTCTCTTTAAATACTAAACTATTATTCGATTGTTGGCGGTGTGAGTTATTATACAACCACCAATCTTTCTTTGCTACAGCAAATTCTTCCCACTCTGGTTGTCCGTAATCAAATAGTGCAATTTCTGCACTCCGACGGCTACTAAGAATTGTACCGAGATGATTAACAATGTCAAGAATATCCATCCTAGTAAGCAAGCTATCAGCACGCCCATTGAGGATGTTTGCAATAGCCACATATGCAGTTGATATAGCGCTATCTCCACTTGAAATCCATCCATATCCTTTTAACCTCTCCCCAGCAGGGCGGAGCTGACTAAAGTCGAGTACGAGAGTATCAGCAGCGTACTTACCAGCAATAAGCTTACCGATGGATTTTGCCCAAGCTTCAGCCGAGTCACCAACCTGAATAGTCCATGTTTTAGTTTCTTGATCAAATGTTTCAACATTATGCTCCAATCCGCCTTTAGCTGTACGAGTACTACGAACTACACGGATATTTTTAATAGGTTTTGAAAACCCATTCAATGTACCAACAATTGGTTTAAATCCTACTCCGCATCCTTGCAGCAAAAGCCATAAACAATCTACTACATCGTATACAGTTTCTACATGAGTAAAACTGCAGTTAAATTGACTAGCTTCCCGAGTTTTAGCTACATCTGTACCACCAAGCCACAATGTACGACCACTCATAGCTACTTTGCGATCCAGCATCAGTTGTTCAAGATCGTAAAGTTCTGAATATTCTACATCTGTTAATTCACGTTTTGCGGCACGTTGCCACAACCATTCTTGGTGATCGATAACTCGTGCAACTGTTTCTTGCCACGTTTCAAATTGTTTTCCGTCGTCTGATGTGGGGCGATTATATGTACGACGTGTAATTACTTGTGCTCTTGTGCTTACCTGCATGATTTCCTTATGTTCCTGTTGAACCGAAGCCTCCTGTGCCTCGGGTAGAGTCGTTCCAAATATCTTTAAACTGTACTAGTTCAACCTTCTGAATAACCAACTGGGCAATTCTATCACCAGCCGTAATTTTATAAGGGTCATCACCGATATTTTTTAACAAAACTTTAATTGTGTCACGATAACCACTATCAATCACGCCTACGCTGTGAGGGATAGTAATTCCTTTTTTTCCTTGAGAGCTTCTATTATACACAAAGCCTGCAAAGCCTTGTGGAATTTTAATTGCTATACCCGTATCAACAAGTTTTTGCTCATTTGGATAAATTTCCAAATCTTCGTTGCTCATTAAATCTGCTCCAGCATCTGTTGGATGAGCACGCTCAGGAAGTTGAGCTCCTGGCTTTAGCTGACATTCTAATACATTACTATAAGTCATGGTACTTGGATTATATCCAATAGTTGAAATAGTTGTTCCGTTCATTTTAAATATAACTCTAAGGTTTCGTCAATTTGTTTACAATTTTCAGTACCAATTGCATCTTCGCAAAAGGTAACTAAATCCATTAATTTATAGTTCAATTCTAGTTGATCTTTACATTCATTTAGTGCTTGGATGTATTTATATCTACCACTAATAGGGATGCTCGCAATAATATCGTAAGTACTGCCATATTCATTAACCAATCCCACGGCTCGCTTAGGTCCAATACCAGGCACCCCAGCAACATTATCACCACTGTCACCTGTAAGACATTTAATACTAATGTAGTTTTCTGGATTAAAGTCATAGTGGTCATTCCAATTATCGACTGTAACTTCTTTACGAGTAACATAACTGAACCTTGATACGTTAGGTTGAACTAATAAATCCCAATCTTTATCTGAGCTAACCAGCCAAATATCGTCAATGGGAAGTTTTGATTTTTTTGATACAATATATGCTGCAATATCGTCAGCCTCAACACCTTGAAAGCGTAAAACTGGAAAATCGGTATTGTCAGCAATATGTTCTAGTGTTTTTGTAAAGTCCTCAAAAAACAATTCAAACGCTGCTTTTTCAGCGTCTGTTTGATTCTCGAATTTATCTTTACGATTTTGTTTGTACTCAGGATAAATAGCTTTGCGATAGCTTGATGAGCCTTGATCGCCAGCAATAATCACATGAGATGCTTTATATGATTTTTTAAGACTTTGAACTGTGCGTAAGTAGTCTTCAGCAAAATCTGTAGCACCGCTATGTTTATAGCGAAATGCAAGATTAAGTGAGTCAACAACAAGCAGAGTATTGTTTGTTTCGGTAATTTTTGAAAATGTTTTTGACATATTATTTGTGTGTTAATCTGTTATTATACCACTGCTGTGCTGTTTTGTCAAGTTACAAATACTGGTTGCTCCCACTTTAACCAATCTTCTAGCAGTGCTGCATAGAATTCGTGGTCTTCGTGGTTGTAGTAGAGGCAACGATAGTTTTGTGAATTAGGCATTTCATCAAAAGCAACAAATACTTTGCTGCGATCAAATTTAAAAATCAATAATGGTTTTTTGCCTACTTGTGTGCCTTGACGAGTAGTCTGTTGCCAGAATTCTACTAGTTGCGGAGTCTTGGATGTTAGTAAGTGTGAAGTAAGGTGGTCTTCCGCATAGCCTTTAACTTCTACACACCAAAGGTTGGTTCGCCCAGGAACGTACAAATCGCCTTTAAGCTGATGTTTAGGGTCAAGAGCACCTGATCCAGGTACTCTTTCCCAGGGTAAACCAGTATGCTTTTTTAACAGATCACGTACTGTGGTTTCTGTTCTAGCACCTTTGGCTCTAGGGTCTACAGCCATTACTCAACAATTGGCACTTGTGGTACAGGAGCTGGTATAGGAGCTGGTGTAGGAGCTGGTGTAGGGACTGGTGTAGAGACGGGTACAGTAGTTGGTTTTTCTTCAACAACAGTTTCTACGCCTTTGACTTCAAATGTAGCACTAGGATCTAACCTAAAAATGGCTTTACCAGTACCAATTACTAATACGCCTTTGCTATAATCATCGGCACTATCACCTACGGATAGTGTTTTTCCAGCAAAAGTAACTTTTACGTTACCTTCAAGTTCTTCTAAAATCATGTTATACCTCTATTTGGGATATGTTATTACGCTTAACAACATTAATTTTTTCTAGTAATGGGTGACTAAAACCATGACTTACTAAAAAAGTATTTAAATGTTCTTCTTGTAGTAATACTTCTACTAATTTTTCTTTACCATCAGTATCAAGTGTTTCTACAGTTTCATCCAGTATTAATAGATTGATTCTAGAACTGGACAATGTTTGCATTAGTTTTCTAATAGCTAATAATGTAGCTACATTAACTCTTGCTTTCTCGCCACCACTAAGAGCCAGTATTTCAATATCTTTTCCATTATCAGTAATAACAACATTTAATTTGTCGCTAGCACTTATTTTGAAACCAATTTGAAATCTTCCATCACTTAGATCTACCAAATATTTATTTGTAGTATCTTCTAAGTCTTTTACTAAACTCTCAATTTTATACGCTACTAGACCTGTTGTACTAAATGTTTTTGTTAAAACATTTAAAATACTCATTCTTTCGCTTAATTCATGTAATTTACCGCTATAAGTTTCTAACTCTTGGTTCATATCTACTAACTGTTTAGACACTAAGTCTACTTTAGTATTGTGTGCTGTTACTTCTTTATTATGCTGTTCTGCTTCTACGATTTTACGTTTTGTTTGAGTAATACTACTCTGTAATTCTGTAAATTGTTGTTGTAGTGTTTGTTTATCTAATAGTGTTCCTGGAAGGTCTGTATCAATTAAAGTATGATACTTTTCCCAATCTTCTTGCGCTTTTTGTGCTTCTTGCCAAGCTGTTTTTTGCTGTTTAATTTGAACTATTTTTTGAGTATAACTCATAGTTTCTACAGCGGCTACTTCAGCTTCTGCTGTTTTTTCTTCAATTAATTCAGTAACCTTGGCCTCGTCAATGTCACTTAAACAAGTAGGGCACGTTCCGTGCAATGCTTTCATTTTTAAAACAAAACTTTGAGCGTCACTTACTGTTTTAGATAACTTTGCTACTTCTGCTTGATAACCTTCTATGCCTTCTTCAGGTTTATCAGGAATAGGTGTAAGTTTAATCTTAGCTTGTAATTGTTTGTAAGTATTGTTCTGACTAATTTTTTTGTTAGTAGACTCAATACTGTTTATACTAGATTCTAATGCGGAAGCTTCAGTTATTAATGTTGTATCTAACTCAGGTGTTGCTACAATTTCTTTTAAGGTTAAATCAGTCTTTTCATACTTATTTAGCCAGCTTGAAACAGTATTAACTTGCGATTGCACTGCAGCAATATCTTTGGTAAGTTGAGTTGAAACTTCTTTGAAAACTTCAGCAGCACGAGTATATTTGCCTAAGTTCAAGATTTCGATCAAAAACTTTTTACGAGCAGTATCAGGAGCAGTTAAAAACTCAAGACTACTGGCATTTGACTGATAAACAATTTGAGCAAAACTTTTATGATCAAAACCTAGTATATCTTCAATCATTTTATAAGTAGCTGTAGCTGTGTGAGCACTTATGTCTACACCTTCTTTAAACAGCTTTACTGTTTGTGCAGTGCCACGACTAGATTTGATTGTGTAATCTACATCATCACGATTAAAATCTAATTCAATTGTATAAGACTTATCTTTAATATGTCTGTTAAGAATATCTGCTTTCTTAATACCTTTAGAATTTTTATTGAATAATACTTCTTCTAGTATAAGCGCAATAGAACTTTTACCGTGTCCGTTACGACCTACTAATTGTGTTAGCGGAGCTGCAACAAAATCAATTTTATTATCTTTTCCGTAGCTAAATGCGTTAGCCCATCGTAGTTGTTTTATAGTTATCATTAAAGTCTCTATTCAGTTTCAATTTTGTCTGCATAATTTTGAAACTCTTTTAATACGTTTTCTATAGTATCTTCGGGCAACTCTAAAATGTATGCTAGATACTCACGAATTTCTTCTGACATAGACATTTCTTTGTCTAGAATTAGCGCAGAGTCTGTGTCTCGCTTAATTACTTTACGATCAATTAGATCTGAGTCTTCTAATTCACCCAATTCTTGCATATCGCCTTCAACTTGATAAATTGTGTGATCGTAGTCTGTTTGCGGCTTAGGGTCATGCACAGCTACTGTACGACGAATAAGTTGTGGTAGTTGTAGTTCACGCCACTCGTGCTCTAGGCTATTGGTATCCAATATAACAACACCAGTAGCCACATTATTACGATGAAAGCTAGTAGTAACGGGACTTCCAGGATAGATAATATTCTTCTGAGAGTTTTCATAGCTGTGTAAATCGCCAGCTAAAACTATCTTCCAGCGAGCAAATAATTCTAAATCTAGTTCGGGTTTTACGTGTGGAGGAATCTCTCCACGAGCATGAGTAAAGCAAATATCGCCATGCACTAAGTGCGGTGACTTTTCAAAATCTTTTAATTTATTATATGGAATAAAATCCATATTATCTAGTGTGTAGAAATCATCAATAATTTCTACTTTGGGGTTTAAGCGATTAGTAACTTGTTTTAAATTTGTTAAAAAGGTTGTATCTTTTTTAACTGCTTCGTGATTTCCTGGATAAATAATAGTAGGAATCTTACAAGCATTAACTAAATCAAAGTATGTTTCTAACTCTTCCATATTAGGAAGTTTATCAAAAACATCTCCACCAATAACAAAAAGATCACATTCTGATTGTAGGGCATGGAGTTGTTGCCATAACATATCAAACCTATTTTTAGCCCACAAAATAGGTACGTTCTTTTGACCCAACTTAATATGGATGTCAGCTGTAAATAATACTTTCATATTGCCTTATGAGACAGAAAAGCCCGCTAAGCATTTCGTTTAGCGGGCTTTTGATTTTTTTAACCTAGTTCTTTGACTGCTTCTTGCTCTGAAGATTCGCCTTCGCCTTCTTCATCTTGTTGTGTAGTAATTTTATCCAACAAGGCTTTTACATCTGCTTCTGTAGGACGAGGAAATTTCTCATCAATATTTTTAGCAGCATCAGCCATAGCGCGCTCTTCATCAGTTAGTGGGCGAGCTTTGCAACGCAAAACCTGCAATGTATACTCAACATTAAAAGGCAGTGGACCTGTCTTTACACGCTTGAATACAACATCCCAACCTGTATCATAGTCAGTAGGATCTCCCAAATCTTCAGCCGCTGTAACGATTTGCTCAAACAATTTCTTTTTGAGATTAAGAGCAACAACTTTTTGCGACTTAGGGTCAATACAATTTACAGAATAGCTCCAAGAGCATTTTGCTTCTGGAAAATATTCAGTAACATGATCTTTCTCAATGTTATCAAACTTCTCCTTTTCACGACTAAATGCCAAACATTCAACTGGAATATCTTTGTTATTAGTGCCTTTCAGCCAATAAATATATCGTGGAAGAACTCCGCCAATTAAGCGGACCGTGTTTTCGCCATCTTTGTATTCGTAAGATTCGACTTTGTTTGATTGTGCTTTACCTTTGGTATTTTTAAAGCTAAGTGCCATTTTTATTTTTCCTCGTATTTGAAGTTAATTTTGTTTTCTGTTATTTTAAGTAGCGGATTTGATTTTATTGCGTTTAGGTCAATATCTGAATAGTAAGATAGGTCTAGATATGTATAACCGTAATGTTTATATATTGCGTAGTTTCTACGCCCCGCTAACCGAATATATTGCGCTTTGTGAACAATATCTGTAGTGGTATCAGTAAATAAGGCTGCAGGGTTTATTAGAAAACTATTACCTTTTAAGTTAAAAATCGGTTTGATTTTACTGTATTGGTTTTTAGGAATAGATTTTCTAATAAAGTGCAATCTTAAAATTTCAACTAATTTTGTAGAATCACACTGTGTAGTGGACTCAAGCAAT